TTTGGTTTTAGGTTCCGGTATAAATAGCGGAGAGTATCCAAAAACTATCCAGTTGAGCTACAGGAGCATTTTTGTACCCTTGGTAGGAGTCGAACCCACAAACAGCAGACCCTAAATCTACCGGCTTTGCCAATTTGCCTACAAGGGTGTAGTTAAGGCCCTTTTACCAGTTAATAATACGATCAATACCTTTGATAAGCAATACTCCTAGAGTAAGAATTGTCAAAGGTAAGATCAAGAAGTTAAACATAGTTATCGTTATCAAAAAAGTTATTCAATTCGGAAACAACTTTATCGATTGGAAGATAGCCAGCAACCTGATTATCAGGGTCACAACTACCCGCAAACATGGATGAAGTAACCGTCTCATCTCCTCGAGTAATCATTACTTCAAAAGTATCTTTCCCATCTCCGTAGGCCATCCCGCCTCCTATGATGGAGACGGAATAACCCTTTAAGTTAAGATGGAATCGGAGGTGATTCATTCCCTTAACCGGAGCCATGTTTGAGAGAATTAGGTCTTTAGTAAACTGTATCATTTAAGCCACCATTTCGAGTGCGTAGTTGAACAATTCCTGATTTACTTTCAGGTCTTTCTCAAAGCTTGCAATTGACCGAACCTTACGAGCTTTCTTTCCTGGGCGAAGAGAAGCAGTAAAGCCTCCATCAACCATAGACTCCTGGACTCGGTTAAAGACTCGCCAGAGATCATCTCCTCGATCTTCTCGACGGATAGGTTCGAGAATTTCTTTGAGCGTATCTTCTGTCACTTCAATATCATGCTTTGTAGATCCAGTAGCGATACCAGAGCGAAGAAGTACTGCCTGAAGAGCAAGATCGTACTGCTCCTGTTCTGTTAAGACACGTTCCTGCATCTTGTTCATGACAGTAACCTGCTCAGGAAGAGCCTCTACAGTCTTGGCTACAATCTCACGAAGCTGGTCAAAGGTATATCCTTTGTGAGGAATACGGAACTTAGCAAAGTCTTCTGTCGAGACAACCAATCCGTTAGAGCAAATCATACGGAAGAGTCCGACGTGGAACTTGAAAGCATTGAAGCCATCATGTGAGTTGGTTACAAGTAGCTGAGGATATACTTCGTCATCTCCGGTGATCTTGATATCCGGATTAGTAAAGACGACCATATGCTTGCTAAAGATCGTGCTATTCTTACGACGCTTACGCATCATAGCTCGAGTCGGATACCATCCAAGCTCGGCCAAGTCGTCGATGATCGTCTCTGTATCTGCGTGCTGGTATTGCTCGCTAAGGTCAGGATTGGTTGGTGCTTTCTCGAAGGCAACCGGACATACTTCCCGTACTTCGTCTTTAGACATGAACCGAAGTCCGCCTTCTTGATTCAGTGCTTGCATGTAATGCATTGTAGATCTCCTTTGTTTTGATTACTTACATAACAAATATAGACCCTAGATAGGTAGGTACCAACTATGTTGTGTAAGTTAAACGAATCTTTAACTATAGTACCTAACCTTGACGCCTGCCTCGTTGAGCATGGTAAGGCTGCGTTGACCGGATTCAAGCCACTTATCCTGATGTGTCACTCTATCTCGCTTGCAGACGATTTCTCTGATGCCGCTATTGATGATTCCCCTTGTACAGTCTGCGCATGGAATCTCACAGGATAGGTATATGGTGCATCCTTCGGTACTTGCTCCGATGAGAGCTGCATTGTAGATGGCGTTACGTTCTGCATGCTCGAACCAGAAATACTTCTCAGGTCTCTCCTGACGCTCTAAAACAGAATCATCTATACCTCTCGGAAAGGAATTGTACCCTGTAGAGACAATCTCTCTATTACGTCCTACAATTACAGCTCCAATCTGAGTAGATCTGTCTTTGGATTTGAGTTTAACCTGTTCGGCTATATTAAGAAAGTATTCGTCCCAGTTCATGCTTTTTCTTTTATATCTCTAATCAATGTCCAAGTATCGATAGTTCTATCTACCATATCTACTTCTTGGAATCTTTCAAAGGCCGCTTCGAGTACACTGAGCCAATCTTTCTTAGGTACAACTATCTGGAAAGTATAGTCTACATCTTCTATAGCAATCTGAAATAGCTTGGCTTCTTTCTGACCTTCTCTGAAAGCTTCCTCTATACTATCGGTAGCTTCTAAGGAATACTTAATAGCTTCTCCAACGAAAGAGTTTCTAAAGTCTTCTGAACTCTCAAACGTAAGTTCTCTCATGTTCCTTTTTTCGTTCTTCTGGACGGACAGGATCTGGTCCGTAAATAATTTTGTTAGTACCTTCGTAGGGAACTATATCGTTCGTATGAAATACATAGACAGGGCCAAAGTAGTCTACCGTTTCAATAGGATCTCCTTCAAGCCATCGACGGGGTGTACCGCCTACAGGACGAATCAGACGACGAGGTCCATCGAAAGATCTAAACTCTCTTTCAGTTACTCTAATCCACTCTCCTAAAATAAAAGCCTCGCATACACTTGATGTATGAAAGTCGTATTCGAGCTTGATAAGATGTCCAGTCTTTTCTGACATGATCTTCTTAATTTACTTCCAAAGGACTTGAATTGCAATAAGGGCCAAGCAAAGGACTAAACTTACTAGAGTCTTTAACTCTATGCCTTCGTTGAAATGAAAGTTGACTAAAATAGCATAAAACAGGATTCCTATACTAAAGCCAATAAACCGGGCAGGCCATAGAAGTCCGTCCATTCCTGCTACAGTATACTTCGTACCCCAAATATAGAAAAACGAAATTATAATTCCTACTGCTGCAACCAGAAAAGTATTCTCTCTAAACCAATCTGTCTTCTCTAAGAACTGACCATTCAGCTGGTAGAAGGTAAGTAGGTGTGCTATCGAGAAGCTTCCTACTCCAAGTATGATATCGGGTACCTTAATCAACGTAAAACCTTTTTGTTTAAATCTACGAACCTATCCTTCTAGGTTCAACTCGAAGCCGCCAAATCTTCTCATGTACGATGTCATCGTGACATTGTTACCGTCTCTGGCAACCTTACCTGTACGTAGGAATGTCTTGACCTGCTGAGGTCCTACAAGATGTGCTGCTGCAAGCATACCGCTTTCGGTTACCTTGACCCCGTATACCTTTCTACCTTCGTAGTGTTTGATGTAGTTACGAAGAACGAACTTGTTATGTTCTAGAAGCTTCATCATAGCTTCTTCTTGCAGTTCTGGAGAGTTGAGAAACTCCTTTCGAGTTACATTGTAGCCAAGTCCTCTAAGAGTATCTCTACCGAACTGGTACCTGCCCATATAGCCGTATCGGTTTATTACCCAGTACCTATTTCCGGACTCTTGATATCCAAGAGCATCCAGGAACAAGGTAAGCTCACTTGGTGGCTGTTCTACTTGAGCAACAAGCTCTATAGTAGAATCGGCTCCAGTGGATACTGATCCGGGGGTAATGAACGCAAGGGACAGTACCCATGCAACAATAAATGTTCTGTTCATGTCTCTTACCGTCTAGTCTTATAGTATAAGAAAGTTAATGGCAGGAGGCAACTAGTTGATTAAAACATATCAAGGAACCTGGGGTTGATCTTCTTCTCTCTAAGCTTCTCATTAAGCTCATGCTGCTTTACAAGCTGGTCGGCTACCTTTCTTTCGAGAGGCTTTCTACGCTTTCCTTTGAGTTCAGGTCGTTTTGGTTTCTTGTCTTCCATATACTATAAATAGTAACTAAACTTTATAGGCTATGAATTCAGATCCAGATGGTGCAGTATCTTCATACAGATTTAGATCCCTTAGGTGGTCAATCATGTATTCATCTAGCTCCCAATCGGGTTCTACCTTGTTCGGTTCTTCTTGATAATTCTCCATAGCATGAAGTTCTCTTCCTGAGAAGATATCTCCAACGTACAGAAAGTAACAATTGTAGCAAAGCAGTCCAAGATTGCTTAGCTGAAAGTTTATCTTGTCTCCATCTTTGAAATGGAGAATGAGAGGAGCTCTAGCATCAACTAGCCTTTGTTCTGTAAAGCCGCAATGGTGGCATTTCTCTTCGAGCAGACCTTCAGAGATAATCCTCTCCTTAAGTCTCTTTCGATCTACATACTTACTAGGTACTCTTCCTTCAATAATGTCCTCCAAAGGAGATTCCTCTCCTGCAAACTTTGGAATACCTTTACCGGCTTGGTTAAGATGAAGTTCGAATAAAGACTTTCCAGACTCTTCATCTTTATACATCTTAGCATACTTCTTATAGTGATTATAAGAAACATGAAGATATCGAGACGCTGCCTTGTTGGACTTCGTTCTAGCCTGAGCTGCTAAGATCTGCTCTTTGGTTATTATTTTCTTTGGACGTCCTGCCACTAGTCATCATCTTCAGAAGAACTTTGGATGTACGCTTCCTTACCTGTTGTAGATTCATCGTCATCTTCAAAACTTACAATCTTTTTAGGAATCGTTCTAGGCTTTTTATGTCCTCTAGTTGATTCCAGACTAGTGATAGCTTCATACGCCTCTCTTTCCAATACTTCTATTTCGGTATGGATCTCTTCTCCTACCCCATAGGTTACCATTCTACCAGCTTTTGCTGTAACACTCGAGCATGCTACACAGGTAGTTGTATTAGGAAGGGCTTCCAAACGTCCTGCAGGAATATCATTCCCGCATTTCACACATAACTTAGTCATTCGTTATCCTAGCTTGTTTACTATTTTCCAAAGATCCTCTGGTGTTTTCAGAGGGTGTTCTTCTTTTTTACTCTGTACTTCTATCTCAACAACTCCATTGAAGTCTTCGTTCAAAGGAGCTTGATATACATAGTACATGATTAGCGAATGTTGCTCTTTATTAAAATGTAAGCTGAATAGGTTGTTGATTATGATAAGGAATTTCTCTTCATAGGTTGTTAGATCAATTCCTAATTCCTCTATTGCAAAAGCACTTTCATCCTCTATCTGACGGAGGAGTTCGATGCACTGAATGAATAGTTTCTTCTCCAAAACTTCTTTTCCAAGTTCTTTTTTACGTACGGTTACCTTTCCTCCTATAGAGGAAATAATAATTTTACGAACTTCTCTAGGTGTTATCGTCCCCATTTGCTACCCCCTTAAGAGCTTGTCTGATAATTCTGTCAATGTATTCGATGTAGATGAAGAACCCGATAATTGTCTTATCTTTTAGGTTTCTATCTCTTTCAATTCGAATGCCATGCTTCGACAGACCATCCTCTAGCTTTGCTCCAAGTGCGATAGCAATGTCGTCTTGCTCAGTTTTGGTCAGTTGTCCAAAGTCTACAGGAAGAAACTGTACTTTGACTCCTTTCTTGTTTGGGTCTTCATTTACATCTACCTTCAGATAAAATTGATGACCCATAAAGTTTATTTTCACTGCCTCATTGAGTACAGTTTTGATTTCCTTCAAAAGGTATTCTCTAGCTTTAGACATAGTTTGATAGGTTTTATATAAATAGTTACCCAAGTAAAAGACCGTTGCCGGAAACCGGACTGCTCTCTAGGATGTCGAAATGACTAACGTGGCGAGTTCGACGATACTCTTCCATGAGCTTATCAAAATCATCAGTAACCCATTCAACTACTCTAGTATGCGTCTCTCCTTGGCTATCAAATACCTCAAGCTTTACTACGTATTTCTTTTTATTTTTCATAATTAATCGAATAGGTTCTTAATATAAATAAGATCTTTTTTAGAATCAACTATCTGTCTAACTTCTATGATAAAGTTTTGAACTTTGAATTTGCTTCCTGTGTTACCTTGAGCATGGATGATATCTGGGAGTTGGTTTAGGATAGCAAAGTCTTGACCAGAGAAGGTCTTACCGTCGAGACGGTATATTATATCTCCTGTCTCTAGATCCTCTTCTTTATCTAATACTCTGTAGAGGAGTTGACTGTCCGTATTTTCCTGCTCCTTCTCAATATAAGGTCCAATAAGATTACTATCTACATAGATTCTATTACACCAAGGTTCTAGTGCTTCAAGTAGGTCAGGGGTTGCGTTTTCTAATACAATAGATGTATCTAGTTTAGGGCTGGTGATAGGTTCCATCATTGCTGTATGCTTTACTCCTGTTCCCCATTTGCGAATAAATTCACGAGTAGAGTTGTTCATCAGCTTTTGCCACTCTTTATCTTTTTCACCTTGAACAGAGCCGTGCTGGAACTGTCCGCCTCGTCCTGTAAAGTGGTATACTAAAGAGCTCCATACCTGTCTAAACTCAAAACCAGCTAACGAAAGTCTATTAAAGACATCAGAATCTTCTCGGGCAGATTTAAGAGCCGGGTCATGGCCTCCAATCTTTCTGTAGTCATCTTTGTACATCATCCATGGAGCAAACACTCCACCTGTTACTCTCGTATCATTTAAGCTACCCTCAACAAATGCGTTGAAGCCTTTTTCTACAAACTCCTCTGGCCAAATGCCGAATGCTCGAATAATCTTTTCTCCGGCATTAGGATGAAGAGGAGGTTCGACTCTTGTAGAGCAGACTACCTTACCTTTTTCAAGCTGTTCGAATGCCTTTAAGTCAGCATCTTTTCCTAAAACCATATCAGCGTGGAAGATGCTAAAGATCTCTGTCTCACTATTGTAGATTAGGTAATCATAGGCTTTACCTATCCCAAATAATTTAGATCCTAAAAAAGGATTAATGTGAATATCGAGATCATACTTCTCTTTATTCTCTCTGAGCCATTTTACGGTACTGCGTTCTTCATCATCAGCATCTACAAAAACAGAGATAGCATGATCAAAGCGATGAGCATTATCTCGGATAGAAGGAATACAGAGCTTGAGATACTCTAGGTTATTCTTGCTCGGTATACAGTATGTAATTTTAGGTATCATAAGTCTTGTTTAGTTCATCTAGGTCTTTCTTAAGGCGGTCTAATGTTTTTTCTATAGTATAAATTCTACCCTTCACGGTGGTTATAATGCTGTCTAGCTTCTCTTCCTTACCCTGCTCGCAGTTACAGAAGACAAACTCACCGTAAGCATCCTTATACGTTCCTCTATCTCTACACTTTAAACATGCTACAGTCATAGTATCTCCTTTCCTACCAAGCCGCAAATCATTCCGTAAGAATCAAATTTAGGAAGTCTTCCCCATTTTTCCAACCACTTCTTTATATTTTCTCTCTCGGCTTTAACTTGACGTTCTGAGCTTTGTCCGTTGTTCTCTTCGAGTCTATGACTTCCTCTAGCTCCAAAATGCCATACAACCGATTTAGTAGGCATTACAAACCTGATGTTCTGCTGAAGCATTCGAAGGAACAAGTCATGGTCGTCCCAACTTGCCGGAGCAAATCTTGGATCGTTTCCTCCTACTTCATCCCAAACATCCTTACGAATTAGTCCACTAACTCCTTCTCCCTTAGGTATCTCGGTATTCGGATTCATCTCTTTAAGCTGAGTGGCCCATTCCTCAAACCTGCTAGCATCAAAAGTATTCCAATATCCTCCGAAAGCATCAGGAGGTACAAGAGCAGTCCCTACTCTATCTGGAGAGTTAAACATGTTAGGTTCTACCCTGAAGGAGTTTACCCAAAGCTTTTCTTTCGGATACTTCTCGTGAACCTCTAATAGTCGGATATCCCAATCTTTGGTGACGTAAAAATCAGAATGTAGAAAGTTAATAAACTTAGTCTGTACCTTGTCAGCACAGAAGTTCATGGATCCGCCAATCCCCTTGACGTTAGGATAGGTATCCTTTTCAGTGTATACTTCTAAATTGAACCTGCTATGATTATTTTCTAACCATTCATTAGTACCATCTGTACAGTTCTCTGCGTGAATAACAAACGGTGCGTCTTTAAAGTAGCTATTTTTGCGTACCGATTCTACTGCTATCTTTAAGTAATTGAGGTTATTGTACGTCCCTATACAGTGTGTTAATATGTGCTTTTTCATATATCCAAAATCTCTACTGCTACTTGACAAATTGTAGTTCTAGCTAAAAACCGGTACTTAAATGAATCTAACCTAGCCTCACAGAACTCCATAAATGCTCTATATTCATGCATCCTATTATATATGTATTGAGGGTGGTCAGGAAAATGAGTTAGTTCATCAAACAGTAAAATAGTTCCAGGTACAAGAAGAGATGTAATGTTCTCAAGGACAAATTTGGTAGAGGAGTAAAGATCAGCGTCCAGATGTATTATTTTTGCATACCAATTTTTATTCTTTTCTACGAATGTTGGAAGTGTGTCTTGAAATAAACCTACTTCAAATTCAACTTCTGGGAAATTGTTAATTATATTCTGAGGTGGTTTTCCGTTTGTAGAAAAGTGGCCCTGTGGGATTGTATGTTCCCCTAAGTCCCAACTTTCCGGAAGTCCGAAAAAGCTATCAAATCCTACTAATCTCGTTTCAGGATAGTTTGTACTAAACCATCCTATAGACGATCCGGAAGCAACTCCAAATTCTAAAATAAACCCTCCAGTTAAAGTTACCGGCTTAACATACCTCTCCCACATCTTTTTACGGGCCCTTGGATTGGCTATCACCGGTACCTTTTCCAGTTGTTTCTCAAAAGGCGTATAAGATATAAGCTCCACCATTACTCGACCTGTGCCTCTTTTTCCCAGTTAATAAAATACGACATCCATTTTTCCTCTGCGTGAGTTGAGAAAGAGGGAATAGGGCTTAAAAGGTATTTTCTCTTCTCCTTGAGCATTTTAAATGTACTACCTCCCATAGGAAGGGGCTTACCTGTATGTAACTTAACCATATCCTCGTAGTCCTCTAAAAGATTTTTAGAGCTTGTAGCCCAGGTCATTGTTGTACTGCTTGTCCGTTTCCAATGAACGCTGGTTGAAATGTACACCCTGGTTTGCTCTCCCTTTGCGTAAAGGTGTTTCGGATATCTAACTCCTTCAGGGCTCTCCAGATCTACTCTTCCGTGTCCCCATTCGTATCTCTTATCTTTTAGATTTTGATACTTATCCGGATGATCGTAAAGGGTGACGTAATCGGCTTTTAGGTCCACAAAAGCTTCTCTCAAGATATGAGCCGCTCCTCTACGATGAATATAATCATCCTCTACAAAGTAAAAAATGATTTCTTCTCTGCGGCTCTCCTCTACTTGTTCCAGAAGATTTTTGGCCAGTTCAAGGCTTGCAAGAAAGGTTCCTGTATTCCCGTTTTGACTTAGAAATACTTTCTCTTTATCGGCATACTTACATACCATGTTGTATGTCTCTTCCTCAACCTTGTCACAGATAACATAAAGATTCTCTTTACCGAACTCCCTAACGAAGTTCTTTAGACAGTTTTCTTTAGAGGCGTACTCGGGCTTAACTTTTTCTGGATTGCTAAAATCGCTAATCCTATAAATCGGAACAATTGTCATTAGTTTCTATTTACGGTGAGGAAGTTCATCATTGCTCTTTGAGACTGTTCAGCATACTGCTTAAACACTTCATCGTCTCTTGTTGCGGATGTACCTACTCTCTTGTTTGGGTGTTTGTAGTTATGTCCTTTCAGTATTGATTTCACACATAGCTGAGAAATACCTTTTGATCTGAAGAATTCTTGTGCACAAGTATCTTCTCTGACAAAATGCATATCTTCTGGAATGAAAGGATGAGGTAAGTCTCCGGAAAGACATAGAAGAGATCCATCTACCTTCAACGGTACTTGTTGGATAGTGATTTCTCTACCTTCATTAAATTTATCTAATTCGTCTTGAGTAATCAAGTCTTTATACTTCCACGGAGCGTCTAAAAGTTCTATGCAGTCAGCTCGATGGTTATCTTCTGGGCATTGGCATGGTTTTGAATACCCTTGAAGCGCTTCATGAGTAACTACATCCCAGCTGTTATCCCACATTGGGCGGGAGGCAAATGAAAGTACATGGGGTACATCTACATTAATCATCTCTAGAATTCTAAAGAACTCTCTTGGCATGATCGTATCTGTTTCACCCCACACATTATATTTAGCATCAGGATAGTACTCGTCTCTTCTCCAATCAGCTATATTGTAGAACGGATGAGCATCGTTCTTTTCAATAAATTCTATCCTGGAGTAAAGGGGGTGGTTAACCAGCTCCCTAAGCGGATCGTTATGATCAAATCTATAATCGTATTTTTCTAAATAAGTCTGCCTGTTGAGGCAAACTCTCAGTCGAACTTCTTCCTGAGCTAACTCTAGAGCATTCTGTACCGAGTTCAGACATTCGTTAATCATCTGATACTCGTACCACATAATATGTAGATTGTATATGGTCACAAATCTTCTAGAGCTATACGTTCAAATCTAACATCGGCCGGATTAGTATCAGATAAGATACGAACATTAATTTCATTTTCCAAGAACCAGTCGTACATTTCTTTTGTACAATCAATTGTGTTCTTCAACTCCTCGTACTCAGGACCTCCTCCTACATCTACTTTGTAGAGAGAAGTTGCATGTTGATCTATCCAATTTTCGTCAACAGCCATTCTATCCTCAGAAGGATACTTTGAAAGGTCTCCGATGTCCCATCCGATCGTTACAATGTCTTTACATCCAAGATGCATTGCAAGAGGAAATCCAGTCTCATACATGATGCCTGGTCCCCACACTGCCTTACCCTGTTCATAGAGCTTCCAGTTATCAAAATTACGAGAGAAGGATGTACTCTGCTGCTTTGTAATCCAGGGGGTAGAGTAAACTGGGATAGCTAAGTTCATCTGATGATTCCAGTTTTTAATTCTTTCCAGCTCATTAGGCATGTTCATTGCCGTTAGCTGCCAATGAATGATTGTGTCTTGAGAATAGTATTCGTATGGCTGGTAGTTATAGACGGAGATCAGATGGAAGTCGGCTACTTCTTTAACATAATCGTAAGCTTGTTTACAAGTAATAACTAACTTACCGTCAAGCTTATCAAGCAGAGCTTGCCTATCGTGCGTAGTGAGGCTAGGTCCACATGTCACCAAATAAGCTGTCTCGCCTCTATAGGCGTCTTTAAGTAACTTTATCCTTTCTAACGACTCTTCGACCGTTGTAATAAGTGTCTTAATCTTCCTGGTTTGCGAATTCATAGTATAGTTTTTCTGTAACCTTAAACTGCCAGGGTTCATCAATATCGAACGCTTCCAACTCAGGAACGTCAAATAGCTTAATTCCACCTGGTTCTTCAAACACACCCATAAACATATGCTCAGCGATTAAGTCTCGCCTAGAAGCATATAAACAGTGTGCTGCTTCAAAAGTAGGTTCTACTGCCTTTGTATTCATTATCGTCTGTCCTTCTGGCCAAGGAGTGACTAAAGCACCGTTCATATTCCAATAGTAATTATGCTTTTTAATTACTCCAAATAAATTTTCTTCCTTCTGAAAGACGAACTGTTTAACAAATCGTTCAATCGTATCAATCTTAAGCAGAGGATTGCATCCAGAAATCAGAACTACATAGTCATGAGGGAGAAACTTGTGCCATTCGTATATAGTCCTTATGTCGTTATCATTATTAGCAGATTCATAAGACCTATGGTAAATTCTTACATCTTTTCCTGCTGCTATGTTTCTTAGCTCTTCTTCATGTACTGATGCGTAAATGTTACCGTTTGGGATTGCCTCACATTGAACAAGTTTATCTAAAACTAAATCAAACAGAGTAGTACCTGCGAAAGGTCTAACCATTTTACGAGGTACTCTTTCACTATTAAGTCTACTTTGAACAATAAAAGCAATATCTTTTATATTTTTCATCTAATTAAAGTCTAGTTAAACTGCGGTAAAACTATCAACCAGAACTACATACATAAATAGAGTAAGGTCTATCTACATTTTAATTAGTTCTTTCACTCTAGGTTCTAATGGAAATCTCTTTAGACTTATTTCTGTACCTATATTGTAGTCGAACCCTTCTCCTAAGTTCTGAAGAGTTCTGGTGTCTTGGTCTAGTTCGGCTAAAAATTCAAAAGCAGAGCAGAATACATTTCTATACGAATCAAAAGTTCCTTCATAAGTTCTTCTGGTATCAGTTGGTTTTAAGCCGGGATGTTTAGTAAAGGCATGTATGTTAGTAAATTCTCTATTGAAACCATCTAGTCCAGAAAAATAAATTTTTTGAGCTTTGGCTATTACTCCAAGTACAATAAGTCTAAGAGCTGCTCCAGCTTTTTGAGCTACACTGTACTCTTTATACGGAATAGGAATATCGGAAGCATACACAGGGTTGTTTAATTTAGAGGTAAAGTCTACGAATTCCTTACTAGCTTGTTTACCTCTATAGTATACCGGTTCGTAAAAGGTAAATGTATTATCGGTATTTAGCTTGTTTACTAGGGTATCGTTATCTAAAGGTGTATTATGTCCTAGCATGTAAACTCCTATTGGTACATCTAACAAGCGCTGCTCCATAAAAAAGTCATTACAGGTCCATATAGAGTCTACCTCAAGATTCTCCCACCTAACATCTAGAGTAGACGTACCTCCTCCTAGAACTAAAATTTTCTTCCCTATAAAATCTTTCTCAAAATTAAGTATATTACTGCCCATGTAGTTCTTTACTTCGATTCCATTATAGCCAGTAGAGCAGGTGCCTGTATCCCTCCTCTTATATCTAAGATATGAAAATGATCTTTAAACAACAACTCAAGAGACTTTTTGGTAAAATAGTGAAAATGTCCGTCAAAGTTGTCATCAGGGTTTCTTAATGCCCTGTTGATGGGAACTTCTATGATAAGGTATTTGCCGGTTACTTTGTGGGCTTTTACTGGGAATTCTTTTACGTTCTCAACATGCTCTAAGACATGCCAAGATGTAACTACATCGTATTTCTTCGGCAAGTCCATATGGGTAAAAGCTCCGTGGTAGGTCACATACCCATCTTTCTTTAAATTGTCCACACACAGGTCACTTATTTCAGTTGCTTCTAACTCATCTATTCTACCTCGTAACTTGTTAAGAAATGTTCCGCCTCCGGCGCCTACATCAAGTAAGCTTTTACATTCTTGCAAGTAAGGTTCAATAGCCGCTACTCTCTTGTTACAGATTTCATTTCTACGTTCATGAAACTTGTTAGTAAATCTACCCTCTTTAACTTCTCCTCCTCCTCGGCTACCTTCGTTGGACCCTTTACGATATAGTTCTTTATGGTAAAGTAGCCCATCGCCAGTGTAGTTAAGAAAAACATGTCCACATTCGTTACATTTGTAAGTCTTGTGTTTAATTAGTGGATTGTTACTCGAGTTACAAATCAAACAGTTTTTTTGAGACATTCTTTTATAAATTTATTAGATTGCTGATACCAGGAAGGGAGGTTTGTTTCTCTTAGATTATACCATTTACGAGCAAGCTCAGAATTCTTTTCTGTCAACAAGTAAATTTTTCGATCTAATTCTTCTCTCCAATTCTCTTCTCTTATATCTATGTTGTATTCTTCATACCCGTTCAGAATAGAAAAATCCAAAACTTTATCTTGAGTGCTTAAATAGATGCCGGGTATGTTCAAGCCTATAGACATAAGCTGACCGTGTCCTCTCATGGCTACAATATAATCTATTTTTTTATAGTTTTCTATAAATCTATCTAGATTATCTGTTTTTTTGTATATGTCGAATTCTTGAGGAGAGCATATACTATTGAGCTTAAAGCTCTGAGCATCTCTTATTGTGTGGGGAAATGTAAGTCTTCCTATGCTTAGATTTTTGACAGTTTCTAAATTGTTATCATTTAAAAACCTATTATCGTTTATGTACTTACCAACGTTGATCGCTGGCTGAAATCCACCGGTGATTAGTTCTTCTTTCTCTGGAATGTTAAACCTGTCGAGAAACAATAGTCCGGGATCGGGTATAATAGGTACTTTAGAGACATCTAATCCTACCCAGTCCCTCATCTTTTCGTATGATCCGTCATTACGTACGCTAAATCCGGAGCTGTAGTCTATAGTTTCTTGAATAGCCTTGACAGCTTCTTCCCCATACCCGGTGTTACCGCGAAATACATTCAAACCTACTCCATGAAAAAATACCGGGACAGGGCAAGCTTCTAGTATTTCTCTATTAAAAGGAAGTTTGTAGTTAGTACCTTGGCCGTGGTAATCTTCTATTAAACCTCCTCCTCCAACTAAAACAGCATCTACTTTTCCGGAAAGGGATGAGAAAAATTTCTTACAGTATGCTACATCATTTTTTCTGGCCCAAAAACTTTCTATGTTTTTCTGTGACCATTCAATGTTGGGTACGATCTCATTCCAACTTCTTCTAGCATTGACTAGTGCTATACTGTCTCCTATATTACGATCATATACTCCCAGGTGAAGAATTCTCATAACTACCCCCTCAGCTTTTTCCTTACTGGCAGTTCTGATTCTGTTACTTTAATTTCTCCGTCTCCTAATGCTAGTTCAAGTTCTCTAACTCCTTTTACTAGCTTAATCAGTCCTTGAGGTTCGACCGATGATAAGTGATCACTTCCCCACATCGTACGGTCCAATGTGATATGCCTTTCGAGAATAGTGGCTCCCAAATAGACTGCTGCAACTGTTGTACCAAGTCTAAACTCATGACCAGAGTACCCTACCTCACATTTATAACGGTCTGCCAAGGTCATGATAGCCGCTAGGTTTAGCTCTTCAATTGGAGCTGGGTAGGTTGAGTTAGTGTGTAGCAGTGCATAAGAGGTAAGCTCTACTCCCTGGTCAAATCTGTACTTGTTCAGAACCTCTACAGCATGATCGATCTCCTCTACCGTGCTCATGCCGGTACTAAGAATTACTGTCTTACCCTCTGCCCTTGCCGATGCCTTTAGTAGCTCATCATTGGTGAGCATAGCAGAAGGAATCTTAATAAACGGAATATCGTACTGTAGAAGAAACTCCAGCGAATCTAAATCCCAGGGTGAAGCCGACCATGCAATACCTTTTTCCTTACAGTAGCCATCGATTTCATCATACTCTTCTTTGCCGAATTCTACTCGGTACTTGTACTCCAGATAGGTCATTTCCCCCCAAGGAGTATCTCGCATTACGTTTTTCTGGTGCTCGGGTACGCAGACGTCTGGGTTTCTTTTCTGAAATTTTACTGCATTACATCCCGATAGAGCAGCAATGTCAATTAGCCGTTTAGCAATATCTAAATCGCCGTTGTGGTTGATGCCGATCTCGGCAATAATGTAAGTACCCTTCACTTCTTTTCCGTTGATGTACATTATAGTTCTTCGATTCGTTTAGCTTTATCGTCGATTACTAGATCAAAATGGGGCTTTGGATTAGGAGATGTTCCAGTAATAAGTTCATGAAACTTAGCTCCCCAACGGTAGAGTTGTTCTCTAGTATGTTCTGTATAATCTACTTTAGATACAGCACCTCTAGCGGTCCAGTATACAATTCTCCACCCTTCATCGTATAGTTTATTAATCTTATTAATGTTTTGATAGTTAGGCTCTGATAGATCATATCTACGGTCGCCTGAGTAGAAGCAGATAGTCTCATCGATATCTACTAAGGCTGTTCTAACTTCACCTGGATCGGAGAATCTTTTAGCGGTCTTGAATTCTAAATCTTTAGAGGCTGTCATATAATTTATTCTGCTTTTCTTGACGTTCTATAGTCTTAGGATGCCTTAGGGAATAATCTTCTACTGCCGGTAACTGAGCTGTTGTTTTAAATCCTGTAATACGTTCATGTACCTTTCCGGTCCATTCAATACCTTCTCTGTTCCGGTAAATACGTCCTTGCCAGTCTGGCCAATTGATAAATCCAAACTCATTGACGTGCCATCTCCATTTTGCAATATGCTCATCTGTAATTCCTTCTACTGTATTTACTCGAGGTACCCAGTAAAGATCTACTTCTTGATTCATTTCTAATAGAGAAGGAAGCATTACCATTAAGCTTGGTGATACTTTCTCGTCAGCATCTATCTGAAAGATATAATCTTTAGAGCAGTATGCATTAAGTTTATTCTTCCATTGGGCAAAATCGCCATCGAAGAACCCTCTCCAGATATGAAAGTTAGGAAATTTATTTAAGGGTTGCAACTCCTCAAAGAGTTCTTCATCTCCGTTTTTAAGATCAAAGAGTACAACTATCTCATCGTGAGGTCTTTTATTTTCTCTTAAGAACCCAACCAGGCTTCTTATCTCTTCTCTCTCGTTGCAGACTGTTATCGCAAACGATATGGAAGGTGCCTTGCTCATAATACAAAAAATTCAATTACATCCAAAGCATCCATAAAACTATACTGGTCAAAATACTGGATATTTTTCATATCCATCTTATGCGTCTGTTCCTCTGGGAACTTGGTTTTATCTTCTTCTAAAATTGGAACAGCTTTTGCGGCTGCCCATCTCCAGGCATTGGCATCTGTACCGTCCAAAAAAACCATTCCCTTCTCTGGGACTGTCATTGTTGCCGGGTACCATACTTTAGTTTCTTCGTCTACAAACTTTAAGTCTTTGTAAAGTTCTGGCAGGTCCTCGGCAGTATTCTTAGCTAAGTCGCTTCCTTCTACCATGAGAGTAGAGGTGGAGAAGCCGCATGTAAAGCACATCCACGTCTTTGTAGTTTGATCAATCTCTTGCTGATAGCAGGCATTGCTACCGCATCTTGCACAATCGGTTAACTTATCCATTAATCTAATTTTTCTAGTTTTGGAAGCTGAAGGGATGGTAATTTGAGCTCAATCTGCTTTGGAAACTCAGGAAGCTTTTCATCAAGTAGAATTCCAATCTCTTCCTTCATTGCCTGCAGGGAAAACTTTTTACTATTCTGTCTACCTAGAATGTGAGAGCTCTTGAGGTAGTCTTTATACTTCTTAGCAACCTGTTTATAAACTGTACCAACCTGCGCATCGTCAGGCCTAAACCATTTAGCTTCTTTAAGGATAAGGTTGGGTAAGGTAGCTGTTGTATGAACATTATCTAATGTGCCTCCTACGAGAATACTAAGATCCGAGGGAAGAAAATCTAGATGTCCTGACCATCCGGAGGCGATAACTGGCTTACCTGTAGCAACCCCGAACTCAAGTAAAGGTCTACCAAATCCTTCTCCCTTGGTAAAGCTTACAAGAGCTTTAATTTTACGATGGTTATACAGCTGGTTTATTTCCTCATCGTAAAGCTCGCCATGGAGTAGGTATACGTTAGGTAGATTTCCCTTAACCGATCGTTTTATCTCTTCAATCTTATTTAATACTGATTCTTGATCCTGAATTGAGCTACCTCCTTTTTGTACTTTAAGTAACAAGGCAGGAGCATTACGTCTGTTTTTGAAAGTTTCTAAAAACGTCTTAAGAGTATATCCAATATTTTTTCTATCTTCTCCTACTTTTCCCTGCATCCAGTGACCTATTACAAGGTAAACGAAATTCTCTTTTATTGAAGTAAGATCAAAAGATTTTTCATCCATTTTAAGCTGTCGGTACTTTGTAAGATCAACTCCCTCAAAAATAACAGCGGTATCCGTAGCAAGTTTAAATTCTTTTACGACCTGATCTGTTCTTTTATCTTTCTGCTCAAATGCACTATTTTTAAGAACTTCTATAGAATGCTTGCTAGAACCGATTATTAAGTCCATTCTATTACAGCCTTCGAGCCAAGATGGATCGCATAAAGTAGTTTCTATACCAGCAGTTAATCCAATATTATACTTTCCAACAGGTTGAAATTCGTTAGGTACAGTATGCTGTATCCATACATCTGGCACGGCGGTAAGGTTAGGTACTATAAGAGAGGCTAGTTGATGTTCCTCATGATCTTTTAAGTACCCAAATCTGGTGTTTCCCCATCTCTGAGAGAGGATCTGAATATCAAATCTATCCAGAGCAATAAGTGCTTTAATAAAATCTCTGGCTCTTGCTCCATACCCGCTGTAGGTATCTACCGGGCAAGAGATTGCTAACGTATTTTTACTCATAACTATAGGTGTAGTCGATCAATTTGTGCTTAACATAGTTTACAGGACGAGGTCCGGTTTCAATGAGCTCATAAGAGTTTCTTGGAGTAAAGTTCTCGAACGCTTTGTCACAGCATTCAATTACCCTGTTAGCCATATTTTGAGCAGACATGTTTGACTCCTTTGATAGAACCCATTCTCTCCCTTTCAGACCCCTGCGCTCTCTTTCTTCCGGTCCTAATTCATATACCCATTTAAGGGCTGCTGCAACGTCTTCGGGCGAACATCTGTCGTCGTAGATGTACGGAGTAGCAGGAGATCCAGCAATACTAAGATTTGACGGAAATACTGCTGCTGCCCATTCGCCGCATTTGGTAAACGTTCTTCTATGATTAGATGGGAAGTTAGCATCGAAGTCAATCCACTTTCCGTTATTATCTTCAAAGCGAGCCTGATCCTGCATACCGCCTGTAACGTTGAGAAGAATCATCTTACCGGCCATCATAGACTCTGTAAGAGACAGTCCCCAGCCTTCATTTGACGAAATCAACATCGTAACATCTGCCACGTTATATAAAAGATTCATCTGAGCTGTCTGAAGAGGATCAGCAGAGAAGTATACGTTTACGTAGCTTGGATCACATAATGCTTCTTTTACTGCGTGAAGATCGGTTCCGTTATTATCCGAAGGTTGAGTATGCATAATGAGAGCACACTTCTTAGCCTTCTCTTCTCCAATCATATCGCAGAACATACGATAAGAGAGAACCACATCGGCAGGACGTTTGCGGTGAATGTTCCGAGAGTTCCAAAAAACTACAAAATCAATCTCTTTTCCTTTAAATAAGTCTTTTTTAAAGTCTTTGAACTTATCGAACGCTTCGTAATTCTCGTCGATCGGAAAGAAAAAATCTTCGTTGATTCCGTGAGGAACATATTCAATGATCTTATCCTCGGCATAGTCTCCTAAAACTAATTCATTAATGTTTTTAGTTTGCTTGGAGATAGCCATCAAAAGATCTACCGAACGATAGTACCCTCTATTATAAAGTGGTGATGGATAATCATCCCAAATGTTTAGGTAGAAGATTGGAATCTTAGTTCTAATCTCTCTTTCCATGTCGAAGAGCCAGGACCAGTAGCGAGGGTCTGTAAAGATTAGAATCGCATCCGGCTTCTCTTCCTTGAGAAGCTTGCGAACCAACATAGAATCCCCATACCCGGTGTTGCCAAGAACTTTAACGGACGCGTCATTTATACCAGTAATATTGTTTACTTCGTCGGAAATGTCAAATCCTTTGCCGTGATCTGGATGCTTTACGGCACCTCCAACGTTTAGCCAGTTAAAGTGGTGGGCAGATCCTACCACAATCTCTCTAGCCATAGTTGCGACTCCGGAATGCATCCGAATATCATCGCATAGAAGCAGAATCTTTTTTCTATCCTTCTGCTCTAGATAGCGAAACTTATCTTTCATGTAACTTAGTCTATTGTGATATCAATTTGATCATGTAGAAGCCTTCTATACTCTTCATCGGTAAGGTACAGAAATAAACTTCTATCAGCCAATTTTTGAAATGTGAATTTTCTCTTCACACATTCGACTTTAAATTTTTCAAAAAGGTCTTTTTCAACCTTTACGCTTGTCAACTTTTTACTATTCATAACAATATATAAATATATATTATAAATAGCCACTAGGCTTAAAAAGAAGGATTGCAGAGAGGGTTATCTTTAAATACGCAGAATCTACAATTATTCTTTGATGGCTTTTTCTGATATACCTTATCGACGAATTGACCGGTACTATCAAAGCCTTCCTTAACAAACTCACCTATCTTTTTAAGAGCTCTTCCTCTATTAATCTTTCCAGCAGAAGGTTTGAATTCCTGTACTCTTCTTCCCATAGCCGGAAAGTCTGGATCTTTAGGAACTTTTCTTTTTACGATAAAGTACTCTACATCGATCTTATCTATGTCTGTGTCGAATTGTTTGGCAAAGTACTCTTTGTATAAAAGCACCTGAGAGATCTTATCAGTATCCTTCTTGGCATAGTCTTTCCAGCCAGAAGTAGATGTTTTGATGTCAACAATCCTGAATCGATCTGTATTCTTATTGTAGAATACGAGATCAATAAAGCCTTTAAAGTATAGATTCTCTTGAATTGGATAAAGGATTGGAGTCTCTATTCCGGCTAGATAAGTTCCTTTGATCGGAAAATAAACGTTTCTCTTCTTCTTAAGATAGTCTAGAATCTGAATCCCATCTTCCAGGAAGGAGTCCAGTTCCTTTCCATCAGAGAAATGCTCATGGCCGTTTCTATACTTTTCTTTCTTATAGGTCTTGATCATACGCTCTCTTAAAAGCGCATGCAGATCTATTTCATCAGCCGCTTTAGCCGATTCAGAGTACATGACTTCCAGCCATTCCTGAACGGTCTCGTGTAGAGCTGTTCCGAAAGTTGTATAGATGGAAGGCTGGTATGGTGATAAATTACGTACATAGGTTAAGTACCATTTGTGTGGACATTGGCTATACATATAGAACTGACTAAAAGAAATGTTCTTTTCATCTTCTTTTAACCGTCTACCTTTAGCTTCCTGTATTAGTTTAACCTTCGGTGGGACCTTTTTCGGCATATTCTTCTTTTAACTTCTCGATATAGGCTGTAGCATCCATAAGCTCTTCCTGTAGGTGCTGTAGCCATTCTAGGATTGATAAGTCATCCCTTTCGAGAGTAACTCCATATTTTTCTTTTCCCTTAGCAGCTCGACTTCGAATCTGCTCTATAACCTGTTCTTCAATTCTGCTCATTATAGGTAACGTTTTCCTTTATTGTATTCTTTTTTCAATATCTTACCTCTTCTACCGTCTGATAGTAAGACATGATACCATGATGGCGTCTTCTGTAAGATACGGACAATGTGAGGAGGTTCCAACTTTTCAGGTTCTACACTTACTTCCGGTTCAGTCTTTTCAGGTTCTATACTTACCGGTTCTTCCTCAACAGGCTCTTGAACTTCTTCCCGAGGCGTTTCAACCTCGGGTTGGACTTTTTTACGGCATCATCGACCTCCTCTTCCTCCTCGTAAGGAAGCTCTTTCTCCTTTGGAACCTCTAATGTTCCATCTTCATGTTCTAACTCTCCGTAAAGAGTTTCTTTTGGCCTAAGCTGTGCAAAAGCAAAGTTAGCCGCAATAACCAGAGAAATAGCTAAGGGGTCAAATACAAAGATAATAACAAGAAGTAGAATATTTACAATCCTACTCATTTCCCATCCTGTAACTTCACTAATATACTTAAGCGGACCAAGCTCGGCAGCAATCTCTGAGTTTGATTCTAAGTCTAAGATTTGGATTTGAATCGATTGAAGTGAGTCTGCTGCGGTAGTTCTCTTAGCCTGTACCTCTCTTCTATTGGCTTCTTCAGAAGCAATCCGCTCTTGGGCAAGTCTAAGTTCGGCTGTTGATACGGTGTTTCTTAGCCCGGTAGCCGAGGTCGTATCTCTAACCTGAATCTGAGTAGCTCTAGCTTTAGAGAGCTCATTAATGGTAGTAGAGATACGTTCTAACTCCTGATCATAACGTGAGACATCTTCGGAAAAGAATGCTTCTTTCTGCTCTAGAAACTCTATACGCTTTTCTGATACCGTGTATGCGCTGTAGGTCTCTTGATAGGCTGCTGATAAGAATCCGTAGATCCCCATCGATGTAATTAAGACGAGTACAAAGGCTGCTACCGTTAGGTAAGTTCGTAGAATTTTATTTAACTTGTCCCAATACTGGTACAGAAGAGATGCTATTACGAGCTTAGATACTTCCAGCGAACCTGCCATGACAATGACCTGTAGCTGTGCTCCGGCAAAAAGCTTACTCAAACCGTAGACACTATAGAATGCTGCTGATCCTGATACGGATAAAGCAGATAGAGCTATAATAATAGGTAGAGTTACCTTTTTTATCTTATCGTACATCTTATCAATATAAGAAAGAAAACCCCTAGAATCCACTATAAAGCTTCATCTAGGGGCTTTTTCTTAGGCTGCGTCTGTTTTTTCTGCTTCTTCAACAGGCTTTTTGGCGATAGAGAATTTCTCTACGGCTGAGAATCCTAAGCCTGCTGCTACGAGGTAGAGCATACCATTATAAACGAACTCTTCTAAAGGAAGTGCAAAGAAGAGGTTAGCAACAAATGCTACAAAGCATAGAGCTGCTGCAACTAGCGTAACTGTTCTTTTGGAGGATGCCTGTCCGTGGACGTCGGAAAGCATTTTATTGAGCCATTTTTTCATGTTTCTTTGGGTTAAGTTATTCGCTAAGTGCTTTTACAAAAGCATCCCAGTCGAAGGCTGCTCCTGGGTCTGTTTTGCCTTTTCCTGCGCCTCTAACATCATCTCCAGATACATCCGAGTGTCTTACTACTCTTTCTACAGGAATGTTGTACTCCTTCATCCACCATTTGCATACCTCTACAGCACAGTCGAACTGGGCTTGGGTGTATGTGCCAGGTGTCTCGATTGCTTTGGAGAATGTTCCGAAGTCATGTTCTCCGGGGACTAGTAGTTCGAATCCTAAGTAATGGCCGTTGAGCAATTCTAATCCCATATGAGCACTCTTTCCGGCATGAGCTGCCTTCTGAGTTGATTCAAGCATCTTGTCATACTTTCCATCTGGGGTGATAAATCCATGAACGGAAAGCTTAACGGATTTGAGAAAATCTTTGGCCGGCTTAGGACCTTCTGGCAGCTTTAGAAACTCTGCCATAGAGTGAACGATTATACCTTTCGGTGTAAATGCCATTTAGAATAAAAGTTTTTAGGTTAAAAATTAATCTTCGTCAGCACATGAGCAATGGTAAGGTGTTCCGCAATCATCACAGAATTTGCTCATAGGTACTGGTTCTTCTACAACTTCTTCTAAGTCGTCTACTCCATCTACATCGTCGACGGCTTCTAGAAGTTTATTATCTCTTTCGGCGCTATTGAACCAGTAGTCAATAACTCTGTTATAGGAGCCAATGAAAGCACCAAGTACAAGTAGGAGTATTTCTTTCCACTCCTGAGCCATTCCTGCCATTGTATCAACGGGTCCAAGAAGAGCCCAGCCAATTCCTAAAACGATAACAAGAAAGGTTAACATGGTGAGCAATGTAATGCTCATTCTTCCTCTTTGCATCTTATTATAAATGTGTAATATGTTTTTGTCCATTTGGGTTAAAAGTTATGTTACTTCTATCCCGTATAAATAGCTAAAAGAAAAGGGGCCCGAAGGCCCCTCTTCCCTACACCACGTTTACCAGGCCCACCACAGCCTGGTCCCCGTTTTTTAAGCTGTAAATTCCTGTGTGCTAGGTTCTTGAATCTCTCGTGGAAGAAATTCTTTATTAACGTGATTGCACTTCAGGCAGGCAAAGACTGGAATTGGAATGTAGGATGGCATTCCGGTTCCGGTTACGAAGCCGGATGCTTTACGGATGTAGATTCCCTGCTGGAAATATTGATGTCCGCATTCATCGCATGTAGTCTCATCTGTCTGATCCAGGCTGATGTTGACTTGTGGTTGTTTATTAAATTCCATTATGCATCTTTTTTAGATGGTCTCTTAGTTGTCTTTCGAGGTGTTGGTTTAGCCTTTGGCTTGGCAGCTGTCTTACGACGAGGTGTCTTTTTGACATCCTCTTTAGCGGACGCTTTTTTAGCTGCTGCTTTGTCGGCGGCTGTTACATGGCTTTTTTCGCCATCTGGGTCGGCTTTTTTAGCTGCTGGTTTACGTCCACGTCGTGGTTTGCCTGCTGCTGCATCTGCTACATCACCGACCTGCTTGGCAACCGTTTTAGTAGCTTTCACTACATCGGTTGCCTCCTCCTTAACACGACGAACACGTTTATCAACAACATCCGGAATGTTATTGCCATCTTCGTCGGCAAGCTTACCTTTCTTGATAAGTACTCGGCCAACAACATATGCAACTGCAACAAGGGCTAGTAGAATTAAAACTAGTTTCATTGTACAATTGTGTTTAGTTTATATAGAATAAATATAACCTTTAATACTTTACTCTACGAGAGTATCTCTTCGAGTTTGCTTTACGACGCTTACGTTCTAAGCGGCGCTTAACGGAAGGTTTGGTGAACTCTTGCTTACTTTTGTATAAGTCAAGAATACCTGACTCGCGTACTTTGCGGCGAAATCGTCCTAATGCTTTAAGGATGTTCTCCTTCTTACCAATCTTTACCCCAATTCCATTCATATAAATTTATTTTGTGGTGTTCCACATCTCCAAGTTGTCGCGATATTTCACGCATGTTTCATAAAATTCTCTCGCCCCGCCTTCAAAGCCATCCGCCATCACCTTGTCTACCAGAGTATTGCCGAAGGCCATCCGCATACCGCTATCCAGCATCTCCATACGAGTAATCTCATAATTCATATGAGCCTCGCGGAGTTTTTTGATACGTTTGCTATAGACCCACTCGCGATCTCTTCGGAAGTTTCTAACGGTTTCAAACGAGGATCGGGGGTTTTTATCCATGTAATCTTCTACATCCTGCTCTAACATCTCGTATTCTTCTCCAATCATATTTTTCCATGGAGAGATATCGAAATTATCATGTTCGATCATTTGCAGGATAAGAGGACGGCTGTCGCCTTTTTTGGGACGAGTAAGAGGTTGTTTAGTTTTCTTCCCTCTCTGCCAATATGTAAACGGACTAAAACCCATAACTACAATATAACCTTTTTAGTTGATGTTTCCAACTACTCCGTCAAGCTTTTTACCGTAGAGAGTATTCTCAAATTTGTTATACCCTTCGGTATAGACATGAACAGAGGATGCTGCCGGGTGATTGTAGTCTTCGATGACTGCCCTTAGGAGGGCTTCATCATCATTACGGCGCCCGGTCTTGCCAAGAAAAACATCGTACATGTAGTTTTGGTAGAACCAAACATGTCCAAGTGGTTTATCTCCTTCTTTGAAGAGGTAGGCCACACATCCGTCTTTAATTCTCTCTTGAGCTTCAAGTAGCGTAAAAGAGTGTACCTGCCGTGTTTTATTCTCTAGATCGACAGAGTCCGCAAATGCTCGCATATTTGCCTCAAAGTTCTTCTCATTCACGTAAGTAAACGAGAGGTTGGGGCGGACTTTAGGAGTTTTAGTAAAACCTTTTTTGATAGTATAACGTGTGTCTTTCATTTAGACCACCTTAGAAGGCGTTATTATTTTTGTGTTTTTTCTTTCGTGTGTACTTCGTCTTGTCCGAATGACGTTTTGAAATCATCTTTCGGCCAATCTGGTAGGCTAGTTCTCGTTCTTTGTAGCCCTCCGGTAGCGGGTTCTTTTTGTTTGGCTGGCTCATTCCAACTCTCCTCGAAGTAAATGAAGTCGTTGCTGTAACTCATATTATAAATATAGAACCTACTAGTCTAAAAGGCAACTGTTTGTAAAAATTCGCGCGTGGCTTATAGAAAGACGAGCCCCACATCTGCGCCCACTACTATGCAGCCTAGATTATAAGCTGGCACGTAATAGGCATATCCGTACGGGTCGAGTACTTCCTCAAAGATTTTCTTTTGCAGCTCTGGTGAGTTTCCTGTTATGATCTTACCAGAGAAGAGCGGTATTCTGTAAGAATTGTAAAGCCAATCTTCTACAGCCTTAATGGCTTCTTCGTGGGTTAAGCCATGCAGATCAATTTCCATTACATGAACTGAGAATAATCAGGCTCTGCTGCTGCTTTCTCTTCAGGTACTTTAGCCACTACGCATTCAGTAATGAGCATGGTACTGGCAACCGAAGCGGCATTCTCTAGAGCCAGGCGTGTAACTTTAGCCGGATCGATGATTCCAGCCTCAAACATATCTACTTTCTCATCTGTCAGAGGATTGTACCCAAGCCAGAAGCTATTCTCTTGGCTCATTTCATCCATGATATCGTCGATATCGTCTGGTTCTATACCAGCATTAGCTAGGATGTAGACGAAGGGCTGGTCAAGTGTGTGAGCTAATATAGCTTGTCCTTTCTCCCTATCGGTACCATTCTCTACTTCTCCAAGATGACTGAAGAGAACTTCCGAGGCTCGTAGGAGAGCAATTCCTCCTCCTGGTAGAATACCTTCTTCGAGTGCTGCTCGGGTAGCATGCAGGGCATCCTCTACTCGATCTTTTTTCTCTTTCATCTCGAGTTCGGTATGTCCACCTACATGGACGATAGCCACTCCTCCGATGAGACGTCCAAGACGATCCTGAAGCTGTTCTTTTTCATACGGTGATACTGCAGCATCGATAAGTTCTTTGATCTCAGCTACACGAGTATCAATAGCTTCAGCTGATCCTTTACCGTCTACAAGCGTAGTATTATCTCGACCTACTACTACTTTGCGTGCCGATCCAAGCCATTCAGCGTTGAACCGATCCAGACGCATACCCCTCTCAGGGCTCACAACTGTGCCGCCGGTTAGGGCGGCAATGTCCTCTAGCATGTCCTTTCGACGATCTCCAAATCCTGGGGCTTTGATTGCGGCAGAAGCCAGGATTCCTCTCATCTTGTTAACTACGAGTGTCGAAAGGGCTTCACCGCCTACTTCTTCTGCGATTACGAGTAGGGGGCGGTTCTGATTAGATACTGATTCCATCAGAGGAAGCAGATCTTTAGCCGCCGAAACACGCTTATCCGTGATAAGGATTAGAGGATTGTTTAACACACCTGTCATAGAGGAGTTATCCGTAACAAAGTACGGCGAACTATACCCTCTATCAATTTGCATACCTTCTACAGTCTCTAGATAAGTCTCTCCAGTCTTACTCTCTTCTACGGTGACGACTCCATCTCGTCCAACTTTATCCATGGCTGCAGCAATGAGAGCTCCTACTTCTGGATCGTTGTTGGCAGAAATAGTTGCTACCTGTTCAAGCTGAGACTCTTCGGTGATCTCTCGAGAGTTCTCTTCTAGAAACTCGACTACCTTCTCTACAGCTTCATCAATGCCTCGTTTGATCTCAACAGCATTTGAATCTTCAAGATGCTTTACTCCATCGGAGAAGATAGACCGGGCAAGGAGAGTAGAAGTAGTAGTACCGTCTCCGGCTTGGTCTGCGGTCTTGATCGAGGCCTGCTTAACGAGCTGGGCACCAATATTCTCAAAGCTATCTTTAAGGTTGATGCTCTTTGCTACTGTCACACCATCTTTGGTAGACGTAGGATTGCCCATATCTTGCTCGATGATAACATTTCGGCCGGATGGTCCTAGTGTAGCCGTGACGGCGTCTGCAAGCTTGTTGACTCCAGAGAGTAGCTGATTACGGGCGTCGTCTGAGAAGGATAACTCTTTATGCATTTTCAGTTTCTTTTACAGTTGCTAGAATTTCTTTGTCTGGTGTAATATAGTACTCTTCTCCGTCAAAATCAACTCTGATCGAGCCAATCTTAGGTACGAGTACAATATCTCCTACTTTAGAGTTTACTGGAATGAAGGTGCCGAACTCGGACATGCGTCCTCTTCCTACGGCAATTACTTCTCCAATCTCTGGTTTTTCTTTACCCATATCCGGTACGATAATATTTCCATACATCATATCGTGCTCTTCGATGGGCTTGATAAGAACTCTATCGTTCTGAGGAATTAATGTTTTCATGATTCTGTTTCAAGAATGAGTGCTGCGATAAAATAGAATATGGTTGTAAAGGGGTTAGCGCAAATCAGGGCTACTGTTGCCAGTCTAATTACGGTAGGGTCTATGTCAACATACTCTGCTATTCCTTTGCAGACACCTAAAATCTTTCCAGTACGACTTCGATAGATCCTTCTCATAAACTTACGGCGTTAGTAATCTCTGATTTAATGTTATCGTATGTTTCGATATACTCTTTGAGCGATACTGTCTCGTTGCTCTTCTCGAGCATAAGCAATTCTGCTACTCTAGCTACAGCGTTTGAAAATGAACCGTAGTATCCTTTGCCGAGAGTGCTACCCTCTTTCATGATAGTATACTGCTTATCGTCTTGAGTAAGGTAGTACGGAGCAAGGAACTCTTCTCGGATGATAACCCGAGTCTTAGTTTCACCTTTCTTACGTCCACGTGCCATATAAAAAACCTCTTTTGTTTGTATATCTAAAGATACGAAATATTATCAAGAAAGCAAACCTTAGGGCAAGATTTTTTTACTTGATTTTAAGTGCTCTAGGCTTGGACTCTTCAGCGAATGGAATATCAATCAACAAGAGGCCATTATTAAATTTAGCATCTGCTTTCGATAGATCAAAGCGTGAGGAGAATCTGTAACCTAAGTTAAAAGATCGACGGGAGATACCGTGAGCATGGTAGGTACGATCTCCAGTATCCTGGTCGTTAGCTTTTTCGTGTTTAATCCGAATGGATGAGTATTCGATCAGAACTTCGATATCTTTCTTATCGATACCGGTACAGGCTACCTCGATGTGGATTCCATCGGGGTCTTCGTAGATGTCTACGGGATGTGAGATTTTCGTTTCTGCTGCGGGAGCGAAGGCTCCAGCGCTTTCGAAAAAGTTTCTTACGAGAATATCGAACGGAGTACGTTCGTGAAATCTTAATGCAGTCATGTCATTAATGGTTGCGGTACCCTGAGGTTACCTGGTTAATAAGTATATAACTACTTGCCCTAAGGTCGTTTCTTGAGTATATAAATATACGAACGTTTAAGAAAAGATCCAACCCTTTGAGTTGGCATGGTCGCAGTATATTCCTTTAACCTGGATCTCATCTTCAAACATGTAGATTCTTTTTAGATCTGTTCTTGTATGTATCCATTCCGATATTGCTCTAGGTCCGAATGGTTCGTACGGAATAGTAAGATCGGTAGACTTGAGAAGAGATCTTGCTTTTGCAAATTCGATTAGATCGAAAAAATGTCCTGGGTTCGAAAACAAAAGACAGTCGTCATTCATTCTCAAATTTACTTGTTTCTGACGAGGAAGTGTACGAACCGGAATAAAAATTTCAGGATATGGTTCATGTATTCTTTTTTCCGGCGGTATCGATCTACGGTAAGCTAACTTAACTTTCATGAGATCGTCTAATCCACGTCCCCGACTCCATGAAATATCTAAATCTACATACCATCCACCTTGATCTGCTAAAATCAGATACTTAGCAAAATTATATTTGTTAATGAAAGAGTTAAGTGAGTTAAAATACTCTAACTCTTTATGTTTCTTTAGAAGACGGTCTACATCTTTCTCGGCCCACAAAATAGTAGTCCAGGTAGGATGCCTAGTAACAAAAGACTGATAGCAGTCTTGAAACGGTTTAGGAAAGCCTCCTATAGTAAGGAAATGGGCTGTACTGCTAACCTTTGGGTTCATCCGGCTCTACCTTAATCCATTTATCTTCTGAGTCTAGTTTAAAAGCGCCGATGAAGAATTGATTCCATTCATGCGGTGCAATCAAAGAGAGGAATAATGTTCTATTCTTTCTCTGATATAGGTAGTATGTATGTCCTTTTACGGGTATAAATCGATAATCACTTTTATATACAAGCTTGTTCCATTCGAACTGTTCTATTAACTGACGGTACTCTTCTTTGATCTCTTCGTATTTAGTACGAAAATAATTATTCGTCTTAACAGCCTGTTCTACTCTCCACCCTACAGTATCATCCGGCTTGATAGCCGGAGCTCCTACATTGCTTGCATACGGGAGGACACCCGGATTGTATGCAACCATAGGATTGTCTGGGGAGCTTGTTTCTTCTTTCTTAGTGGCCATCTCTAAAGTTGTTTGCGATTTCAGGCGGAGCCTTAAGCGTTACGCCCGGTAGTACGAGATTAGTTTCCATAATCTCTTGAACGATAGGAGCAAAAGCCTCGGCCTGATCTTCGGCTACGTTAATGATTAACTGGTCATGAATCTGAGCTTGAACGATAGCATCGAAGCCAAGTTCTTTAGCCTTACGATTGATTTGAACAGCTGCACGGTTAACCACAGCAGCTGCTAAGCTCTGCAATTGAAAATTAAGCGTATTATTCAGACCGTTACGATAGTCTCGGTAGACCTGCATAACTTTCTCTTTGCCATACCGGCCGGTTAGTTCTTTACGGAAACGCCAGTCCATAATCTGATCACCGAAGTGGCCATGAATTTTACGCACCTTATCAAGATGGCGGATACGGCCAACATAGTTAGTAATGAAGCCGTTAGACTTAACCTGTTTACGGGAGTTCTCTCTCCATTCCTTTAGCTGAGGAAATCCATCGAGGTAGCCAGCAACAAGCTTCTCAGCCTCTTTGGTAGGAATACCAAGTGTCATACCGAGAGCGTAGGCTTCCATGCCGTAGGCGATACCTAGCGAGTAAGCTTTAGCTTGATTACGCTTAACCGGATCAACCTTCTTAAGGAAGTTCGGAGCACTCTTATCGGCGGATACGCCCTGAAGTTTCTCGGTCTGAATAGCTACAGTAGAATAGAAGTCGTAGCCTTTGTTGAAGATCTCCTGCAGCTTAACGTCCCCGGTGACGGAGGCAAAGCAATGCGGCTCTAGAGATTCGTAGTCAGAGTCGATAACTTTACGGCCTTTGCCTGCGATCAGGAAGGCTCGAACAAGGTTATTATACCGGACAACGATAGGAGCATCTTCACCGTCTTCCTTCGGCTTAGGTAGCTGCTGTGCATCAGAGCCGTATCGGCCGGAGACGGTACCATTCTGCTTGAAGTAGAAGTAGTATCGGCCGTCTTCGTGACCAAAGAGGAAACGCTCTACGTAGGTAGACTTGATCTTCAGCAGCTTATTGTAGATGCGAAGGTTTTCAGCCCACTCGTACTTCTTAGAAAGCTCCTCAAGCTGATCCATATCGAACTTATCACGGCCAGTCTTAGTCTTCGTAGTAGCTTTCTCGCCCATATAGTCGAAGACAATCTCACCAAGGTGGAGCTTAGACTGAATATTAACCCAATCGCCGTCGTTAGAGTCTTTCCACATCGAGGTAGAGATGCGAAGGATCTCGTTAGCCTCTAGATGCTCAAGCTTACCATCTTGCAAGAAGCTTTTGACCGGAGAGTCTTCTAACGTTTCGATATTCTTCTGAGTAAGAGAATGCTTGCCGGTCTTTTCGCTTCGAGGTAGAGGTAGAGAGTAACGCTTTACAAGCTCTTGAGCCCAGTTACCTTTATTCGAAGGAGGAAAGTTTTTAAGAGCAGTATCTACTACCCAGGCTTCTCCTTCTTTCGTACCGATAAGAGACTTGATCACGATCTCTTTATTCTTCTCAAGATCGGCCGTAATTTCATCATACGTTTTCTGAAGCAGCTCTAGGTCAACCTCGACGCCGTACTCTTCCATAGGCACAGTTACCTCTCGGTAGATCGGCATAACCTCTTCTTCGAAGAAAAACTCCCACAAGCCTTCTTCTTTAAGCTGCGGAAGATAGAGGTTGCAGATACGAAGGGTAAGGTCGGTATCGGCAGATGCGTACTTAGATAGGATCTCAAGATCAGCTTTGTAGATCTGAAAGTCAGTCTTAGTTACGCTGCCTCCGTTGGCTTTGATCGACTCTTTGAGTTCGATCTGCTCTTTGTTAGCAGCCTCTTCGACATCCAGCCCTAGAGCCTCCTGGTTCATAATCGCAATCGATTTCAAACCGAAAGGAGGACCAAAGCCAAAGGCACCGTCTTCTTTTACCGTATGAACAAGCATGGCGGTATCGACCCAGAGACTCGGAAGAAGATCAACTCCGTAGAAGTTTTTCGTATACCTCGTATCAAACGAGGCATTATGCATCACAAGCCTCTTACCTTCGAGTAGGGAGATGATTTTTCTCGCAATAGTATGAGCAGGTTTACCCTCTATTGACGTCTCAAGTAGCTCTTGCTGCTCAGGGTCCCACACCATAGTCGTCATATAGAAGCCGATGCCTTCTTCGCCGGAGACGGAGAAGCCTATGATCTGACCTTTACGCATATTAAGCGAGTCAGTCTCGGTATCGTAAGCAATTATATCTGAGGAGTTGATGTGTTGAATCAGGAGGTCGACGGTCTCTTTAGAGTCGACGGTATAGTATTTCTTTTCTAGCTGCATTTACCTGTAGTCCTTTCTAATAAAGTCTTTCTCATCGTACGATTTCAAAATATGGCACTGCTTACACACAAGCTGATAGTTAGAAGGCTGCTCACCTTCTTCCGTATGTTTAATATCGGAATTAATATGATCAACATCAAGTAGAGTTGACAACTCTTTGAGTGGTCTTTCCGGAAAATACTCTCTAGGATCATACCCACATTCCTCGCATACTAAGTCTCCAGCTACTACTTTCTCTACCTTGTAATGAAGCCAAGGACGAACTGGTGCGTTCGGACCGTAAATCTTGTACTGGGCATGTACGTCGCAGTACTTGGCGAAATGATGTTGACTGGTGATCGGACGGTTACACCATTTAACGTGACACATAACCTTCTTTCTTGATGTACTTTATAATAGCACCTAAAAGGTTACGATCAAACAAGTTAGTAGGCTTTTTAATACCTCCATCAAAATTCTCCATATAAATCCCAGATTTCTTTCTCTGGTTCAGGAGCATCCTCGAGCTTGATAACATAGAGCTTGCCTCCAAGAGGATCTAATCTATACTCTCCTTTGAATCCTGTCTTGCGTAGGTAGTTTGTCAGAGCCTGTACTAGGCCTTCTACTACTGTAGTTTTGTCGATAAACAGTCTCCAGTTATCTCCCGGAGGTACACGTTCGGCGATTTGCTCTAAGATTTCTTCTTTCATCAAAACAGTTTAGAATATAGTCCTATTGAAACTCCAACTTTATCAGCCCCTACTACTCCATAGGTTGCCGTTAGCATCTTGGATGATTTGGTTTTAAATCCAATCGATGGACCAAAATATGAAAAGTCCGTCTGAGTTCCACCTGCCATGAGTCCAATGTAAAACTCTCTTTTACGTTTTGGTGGAAGCTGGATTGTGGTTGTAATTGTTTCTCTGATGGAAGGAATTCTATAATCCCATACAACCGATCTTTCTACGATTTTATTCTCAGTTACCGTATCGGTAATGTATCCGAATCCAAGGCTGTCTACCTTGAGAGTATCGCTGTAGATGTATCTTGCAAAATAATCTTCGATGATTGCAAGGGTATCAACATCGAGAGGCATCTCAACCGTATCCCGAACCACCCTATCAATGTACTTCGGTACATACTTTGGAACTTCTTTTAGAACTTCTGTAAATACGGTATCAATTTCTGTAACCGTTGTAATAATTGGCTCCTGAGGTTCTGGGTCAGGAGTGAAGAAGAGGATATAAACGCCGATAAAGATGACTAGACCGGCGATGATCATGTCTTTTAGTTTCATTTTACTTGCAAGCTATTTCTGATTCTTCCCATTCTTTTTCTGGACGAACGTTAGGGAAGTAAAAGCACTTTTTCTGTCCAGAAGTCTCCCATGTAATGTTCTTAAAAAAGCCGGTTGGAACATGTCCGCCCGTTTCTAAGATTTCATGACCATCTTTAAACTCTACTACGATTTCTATAAGAAGGTTATCTTCATCATCCCATTTTCTTTCTTCAGCTTCCAATAGTCTCCATTCTCCTCTGTTCAGATTTTTATGCTGGAGTGTTGAGTTTAGGTACGAGAATGTTGTTTTGATATTCTCTTTGGAGTCCGAGAAATGGGCTGCAGGAGCCATGTGTCCCTTATCCCAAACATTTCCGTAGTAGTCGTTGTTGTCCGATGTATGGTAGTCTTTCTCTTTATAGAAGTTCATCGATCCTCTATCGGCATTTTTCGGACGATTGCTTGCCCTATATGTTACCCTTAGAGGCTGTTCACGTTCTTGAGAATACTCAACTACGTAGATACCTTTATCAACGGTTACTACATCCTGACCTTGGGCCAGGTTGATGAAAAAGGCTGTAAAGAATACAGTAAGAATAAGTCTTCGCATTGGCTTTTTTATTATATAAATAGCCTACTGCCTCAAGGTCTTATCCAACCTGATGTCCATATCTGTAAATACGTCTGGGATCCTATGAGCATGAGTTGCTCGCACCGGATTAATATCGATACCTCCTCTTCGAGTATACAGACAAGCAACCATTAGCTCATCTGGCTTATATGCTTCCATGAGATGGATAAATGTCATTTCGCAAACCTCCTCATGAAAATGATTTACCTTTCTATGACTTACAATATACTTTGCCAGAGAGGCTGGGTCTGGTATGAGAGAGGATCTAATGCTAATATAAATGTCTCCCCAATCCGGCTGGTTTGTAACACGGCAGTTTGATCTTAGAAGATCAGATTTGAACTTTGTGCTGAGGGGTGCGTCTAGAACTTCTTTAACTTTAAGCTGCGAAGCATCGGATTTGTATGAGTTAAACTCTAGACTATCTAGATCAACCAAGCTGCCTAGGTCCATGAATCCGTATAGACCTTGAGATGCTTCAAAGATGGTTGTAAAAAGTTTTGCTTCAGCTTTAGTCTCTAAGAGTTCGGATAGATCTTTAGATACTCTTGTCTCAATCTCTCGAATAACCTCAGCAGTACTATCTCCCATTACCGTCATGTTAAACGAATTGAGATAGAGCTTGATCGACTTAGATTCTACATGGTATTGAGAATCGGCCGGACACCAGATCTTAAGCATACCTGAGACTGGAAGACCTTTGGAGGTGAGAGCCGAAACCTCGTATGCATTCCAAACATCTCCTCCTACGAAAGGCAGATTGTTTTCTTCGATGCCGTATGCTTCTCGATTGAGAATACGAGGAATCTTAACTAGAAGTTCTGGATCGTAGCTGTCTTTGTATCCGGCTCCGCCTACCTGGCCTAGGTGCTTTGCTGCAATTTCTGATACTGCGTTGTAATTATCTGACATAATTTTATTTTGTTTGTTTGTCGTAGATCGTCAGAGAAATTCCCCAACGGAGCCATTGAAATTCAAGATAGAGGTACCACTTTGGCTCTGTAGTAATATAGAGAGCCGGTAGTATTTACCACTGATTTGAATAGGTGAATGTTTCAAGTCTTCTCATTTTCTTCATCTAGTTTCTCCAAATATGCTTCGTAGATTCTATCAAAGTTTTCTTCTAAAAACCAAAACGGATAAGTCTTAACTTTTCCCTGATAGGTTTTATTGTGTACATACCTATCTTCCCACCTAACTTTCATTCTTTTCGCCTCCTTGAATACAGCAAGACCTACATTCGGTCCTGCCGGGGTGGTTAGATATTCGGCGAGACTGTACATCCTTTCCGGCTCTTCGTAATACATTTCATTTAATATATTCCAAAATCTGATTTACTCTTTGCATAGGAGATCCAGATACCGTTAAGAATCTATCTCCGTAATACTCTTTCAAAAGCCGTAGGAAAGTTTCATCAGCTAGCTTTCTCCAATCTTCATTCGTACTTCTTTCTCCATCATCTACGCTTGCAAACTCAATCGGAAAATAAACCAAATGAGTATATTCGTCTTTTACCTCTTCAAAGCAATCTTTTACATAGTTTAGCGTCTTATCCTCTACATCTGTAATCAAGCTATATACTAGAGTATCAAGCATACACCTATCTAGTACAAGATTGAAAGGCATTAGAAGAGCCTTGAGGTGAAAAGCTAAGATAGCAAGCTGAGTCTCATCTGTACCTTCTTCATTGATCGGATATCCATACCGCATCACCGTACGAGTACTCTCGTTGATAAACTCGTACTTAGGAAGTTTATTCTTGAGAAGCTCATATACAGTCGTCTTCCCCGTACTAGATGAGCCTACTAATGCAATACGTTTAATCATAATACTTAAATATAAGATTAATCCAATACAAAATCAACATTTGCATCTATTAAATTCCTACGAAACTCTTCTCTAACAGTAATAAAAGTATTGATTTCATCCTCTGAGTATTTTTCGAGGTTGTGTTTAACTTCATTGCGTAAGTATTGATCATAGTTCCATAATGCCGAAGCAATACTCAATCCCTTGGAGGCAAGTTGAAACTCTCTTTCTTCTTCTGGTAAGTTGAATTCTAGTGTTGCTTTCATATTAATCCCACCATCCTCTGATTCCGGATCCATCTTCTTTGCCGGATCCAATAATTACTTTCCACATCTTATCAAAAATCTCTTCTTCTATCTCATCGGCTCGTTTGAATACAGCTTTCGTATGAGGATCTTCGTTCGATAGGTATAGAAAGTTACCGTCCTCCTGCTTTTCAAACCATTCTTCGAAAGGTCTGGGTTTCATAGGGCCGAGTTCTTTTTCTGCTAATTCTACAGCGTTGTCCATATTCTGAACGTACCAGACAAACAGTCTCATGGAATTGACTCGTTTCTCTCTCATGTCTTCAACCTCGTTGACATACTTCTCTATCGCATCTGCGGTTAATTCTATTGAACGAGAGAACAGATTGAGATTGAACCTATAGTCCCATGTTCTGAAGTTCCATACTTCTTTCCTAAAATGCCAGAAATTGCTCAGGCTGTAATATAGAGACTTGAAGAATATTTTCACTTTATTCCTTTTTACCAGTTTTTCTAGCTTTTTTATATCTAGATCCGACTTCACTTTAACTACCTAAGTGTTTTTCTAAAAAGGCTGTCCATAGTCCGTGAGACAGCTTAGATAATATATGAAAAGTTCCGTCCATATCCAACCCTTCTCCTCTAACTGCCGCCTGTGCTATAATTCTACCTTCGTCTACACCTTCAGAGACATTATGCAGTACTGATCCAATCCATTCGTAGTTGCCCATCCAGGCCCTCATTTGAGGATCTTTTCCTTTGAGTTCTGGGTAGAGGGTGATGAGTCCGGGATGACCGTTGTATATGTCATAATTCTCGCACATCCACGGCGACATAATTCTAAGCCATCCATGTAACGTAATGATGGGATTGTAGTATCCGTAGAGTACGGCTCGTAACTCTTCGTCCGAAGGTCGGTTAGAAACTTTGATAATTTCACCAGGATACTCCTCAATTAACTTAGGGTTGATTGTCCGAAGGTCTTCCGGACGTTCGTTTGTTATAATTAGGTCCGGCCAGTAGTCTAAATCTCTGGCTAGATTTCTAATCTCTGTACCGGTCTGGCTAAAGAAGGTTATCCAAGGTCGCTTCATACTACCGGATCAATCAAATCAAGAGTTCCGTTTACAAACCATCTGAATCTCTGCATATTGTACTTCATCATCTGAAGCTGTTCGTAAGATACCTCTGAGTTGATGAGAGTGAAGAGCTTTTCAGACGCTTTATCCCACAGTCCTTGATCAGAGTACTCAATATGCTTGAGACCGTGTACAACCGGGTTGGATGTATCTAGGGAATAAATCCAATCCATGTCATCCGCCTCTTTGTAGAACATAAACTCTTGAGGTAGAGAACATCCAAGAAGGTGGTGCTTACGGTTTGTATTGATTACTCCGTTAGCCTTGAGTTTGCTTAGTAGAGTAACCCTACCGAGCATCCAGCTTACAAGCTTATTAGAATGCGGGACTAGATCTTCATAGAGAGAAAAATCAAACGGGAATGCAATCATATCGATATCAAGCTTATCAAACTCCTGATACAGGCTTGCAATCTCAATATAGGATTGACCTTGGATGACCGCTATCTTTTTGCCCGGAAGATCAGAATACTTCTCCATCCACGTTCTAACGTTTCTCAAAGTACCAGAAGAATCTTCTAGAACATCTGGAATGATATACCAGGTCGGTCTAAACTTCTCAATCCACTCTGCATACCGATCCATATCGAATGCAGTACCGAGTTCGAAAATTGAGTTATCTAGAATAATTTCTCGACCGGCATCTCTAGCTTTTTCGAACATAGCCAGATATTCTGGACTTTCGTCGAAGAGGTGAACTAGAGCGTAATCGTAGTCTGTAAACTTTTGAACTTCTTCAAAAACACTTATTGTGCTCTCATGAGCAATCTTAATCGGCATCTTCTATATCTAATTCTGAAATGGAGTTAATTGAGTCTGTGTACTCTTTAGTGACTTTATCAAGAGCACTGAGAGCCTCTTGCAGCTGTTGAGATAAAATCGAGTTAATTGCCTCTACCGCTACCTTATACGGAACTACGTCTATATTGAGAGTAGGGTGATGAATTTTATTCTCTTCTAAAGTTTTGTATACGTCATTCATTTGATTTGGCTGAGTTCTTCTTCGGTAAAGAATTGACTCAGATTAGGTGAAAAGTAATTGATGCTTTTCATAACCTTCTTATCTCGAGTACGATATACAATGTAGTATTCGCCTACTTTCTCGAAGTGGCAAGGCTCACCTTGCTGTTCGGCTCGTACACGTACTGTCTCTTCTGCTTCTTCTACCGAGGTACAAACTTTACTCATATTGGAGGCCTGTACTTCGGCGTAAGCCGGAAGCAGCTTATCCTTCAGTCCAAATGCCATGGTAGCATTACCTACTGCAACATACAGTAGATCGCAAATAGCATCTAGTACCGATACGATGTCTTTTTCTTGGACTGCCTCAGCCAACTCCTCAGTTTCTTCTTTGATGAAGTTGATAACGAAGTCAGTGATTTTCTGTTCTGGTACAATAGCCCGATAGTAATTAGGCTTGCCGAAAGTGTGATTAAAGATTTCAACTTCATCGACGAATGGTACGTTAGGGTTGGTTGGTAGTGTTTTCTGTTCTGTCATAATCATCTTGTAATCTTACAATGTCATCTTCACCAAAATACGAACCAGTTTGCACTTCTACAAATGCTGCGGGAATATTTCCTTTATTCCAAGCTCGGTGATGCACACCTAGTCCAATCTCGATGGTATCTCCATCAACTAAAGTGAATTCATGACCTTGACGGATAACTGTCAAGGTTCCTCCAACACAGGTCCAGACTTCTTTTCGCTTAGTATGGTACTGGTAGGAGAGTCTCTGACCTGGGTTGACGAAGATCTCTTTTACCTTACAATACGTAGTATCGTGAAGGACTGTAAAGAATCCCCAGGGTCGCTGTTCTAGTTTCGACATTTTCCTGCTAGTTCGATGTTCTTATAAAATTCTGCTCTAGCACTATCTTCATCTAGGAAGCACCCCGAAAGCTGTGCCGTTTGCATAGAAGCTCCCTGGTGCTTAACCCCTCGGCATGAGACGCAGTTGTGTGTAGCATCTACCATGACGGCTACTCCAAGATTATTTTCACAAATCTTATCGATTGCGTTATGGATGGCAACCGTAAGCTGCTCTTGGATTGCTCCTCGACGGGCAAAGTGCTCTACAATTCGATTGAGCTTAGATAGTCCAACTACCTTACCATCTTTGTTCGGCACATAAGCTACGCTTACATGACCTTTGATGGTCTGGTGATGATGTGAGCACATCGATGTAATCGGAATATTAGATTCCTGAACAAGGCCGGTATATCCATCTGCCGGGAAAGCTGTAATCGCATCTAGAGGTTCGAATCGACCTCTCCATAGATCGTTTACATATGCTTTTGCAACCCGAGTAGGAGTATCGGCCGAGTTCGGATCATTTTTCCAATCGCATCCTAGAGCTTCTAGAAAGCGTCCGAAATGAACGGCTGCCTCTCTAATAATTTCATCTTTTTCTTCGGTAGAAAGATGGGCATTCTCTCTTTGATCTGAAAGCTGCCTGTATTTGAGTTGAGTACTGATACCGTTTGCAAAGCCGGCAGGTACAATCTCTGTATCTGATATAAACTTTTTAGCCATATTAATCTTTCAATAACGTTTTATCGGATGATCCGGTATACGTGTCAGTTGATATATTATACGAAATATTCTCGTCTAATACAACTGATTGTAGTTTTTCTTTCAGTTCATCCCACTGTTTAGGTGTGGTCGTATAGTCGTTGCATGCGGCTACAAATCCTTGCATCCACAAGACAAATTCTCTAGGTGTCATCTTTAAACCTCTCTTTGAGTATCAAATGCGATGATATGTGGACGTCCGGTAAACCTGTACTGATGCTTTGTACACCAGTCCATCACCATCGGATAGATTCGGATAAGCTCCTCTCTTTCATCTCCAGGAGGCATGATCCAAATCCGCTCTCTTGGTACATTCAGTTCAGCCATAAATTCCTGAATCTCATTCCAGGTATCAGGATCTTCTACCGGATTGACAACTACCTTCATATGGTAGTTATCATGATACTCGATAGATTGCTTGATAGATTCTTTATTCAGCCTGAACTTATTATGCACTTTAACAAATCGTTCATCTACGACTTGTCCTTGAGGAGTTATAGCTCCAATTTCCGGTACACTGTTGCTAAACTTCGGAGAGAAGGAAACTAGGTCTAACGGGTAGTCTGTCTCTAGGAAATGACTACCTTCGGTCTCCATCGTAATGATAATTCCTCTTTCGTTAGCAAAATGAGTAAGCTCATTTACTAGAGCACCATGCATAGAAGGCGAACCTCCCGTTAGCATCATCTCCGTAATGTGGGGATATTCATCGTAGATGTCGATAATATCTTGAAAGGTATATTTACCCTTCTCTGGATGGATGCTGGTGTACCAGCTATCGCACCATCCTCCTTCTCCGAAAAAGCACCGGTGTGTACATCCGGTAGTTCTTACTGCGATTGTTGGTAGCCCTGCTCTACTACCTTCTGATTGGATGCAGGCATAAAGTTCAACGATAGGGAGAACTTTAGAGTAGTCTTCTATTCTATTCATATGGTTGTTTTTAAAGTGGTGCTACGACACTCTGTCTTAGGGTTGATAAATAGCTGAGTTTTTGTTATGCTCGTAGAATTCTAGCTTTTTCACTCTAACTCTACCCTCAGTTTCTTTATCTACGAAGGTATTAATCTTCTCGTATAAATATTCGGCGAACCTCTCTGCTCCTACGGCCGGGACGACTCTTAGTTGAATGATTCCTTGTTCGTCTAGAAGTTTAAATCTTCCAAGAGCCGGATCATCGTCGGCAATAATAACTGTATGGTCTAGCAAATGGTCAAACCATTCTTTAGGAGACATGCCTTCAATTTTATTGACTGCACGTTTCATTCCTCCAAAATCCCAGACCCAGTTTCGATGATCTAAATCACCTTCAAACCATACCCGGAAAGAAACTCCGTAACCGTGTAGGTATTTGCAATGTGTTGTTACTGCCTTCCATTGACGAAAGCAAGTAGAAAATCCGTCGAATAACTTAGTAGATGTGAATTTTGCCATAACTGATTATTTTAATTCTTTAATATAAGAACGAAGTCTATCTTGAGGCAACCATTCAAGGTGTTTTAGTGAATCATCTGACTCACGTAATGTCTCCTGGTAGTTACCTTTCTGGTTCGGAACGTATACTTTTTTACATCCAAATCTTTCAATGAACATATCTGCTACTTCATTAATAGAGTAGTTATGACCGGTCCCTAGTTCCCATTCAAAAATATCTTCCGGAAGTACTCCTAGACCAATACGAAGTAACCCTTGTACAATATCGTCAACGTGTGTAAAATCTCTTCTCTGCTCTCCATCTCCGACAATAGTAATAGGTTCTTCGGTGTTGACCTGATGTCTCCACTTTCCTATAACCGCCGCGAAAGGATCGTCAACGAGTTCTCCTTCACCGTACACGTTGTAGAATCTAGCAATCTGGGCATCTACTCCGTATACGGTTCTGTACATTTTGCATAGATCTTCCCCTACTTTTTTTGCAGTAGCATAAGGGGAAATTTCCGGGTCATGCCATCTAGAGGAAGAACCTGCGTATACAACTCTAGCATTTCCTATCATTCGAGCAAAGTCTAAGACCTCTTGAGTGCCGGTAGCATTAACTCTAAAGAACTCTGATGGATCATCGAACGATGGTTGAATACGGCTGAGAGCAGCCAGGTGGAAGATAACATCGTACCTATCGTGTGCCCGATGCCTATGAAAAAATTCTAGATCGAAAATCTCTTCTATATCTCCGTAAAAGTATTTACAAAGTTTGTTTTTGGGAAGAGTGCTGGGGTGAGATCTATCATCCAAGCTATGGACATCGTAACCTGATTTAACCAGGGCGTTAACGAGGTGCTTACCTATAAAGCCTTCACCGCCCGTAACTAAAACCTTCAATCTTAATCCTCTAGATAATTTAAAAGTTTGTCGCCGTCTTCCGATTCTACGGCTAAGTCTCCGTCGAAATCTGCTCTCCATATTACACACTCAAACGTTTCTGGGTAAACTGTTCTTACGTTAATAGTATTGTTTGCAATGTTTCTGATTTGAATAATATCGTAGGGTGTTATACCGTCCATCTCGATATCGCCTACAATGCCGGGACATTCTTGAGTATGGTAGAGATTAACCGTTGGTGCGTTCATATACCATTGGAAGTAAGCATCCGCATCCTTGTCGGTTACAGTCCCATCTCCATCGTAATCGGCCCTCCAAAGAGCGCATGCATATTCAACTCCGCTTTGAGCTACTCCTTCAACGCTATTACCTAAAGATAGGTCTAATATCAAGGAAGCATTAAAGACTCCGTGATTCTTATTTGAAGGAGAAGGTTTACCGAGGTCAACTCTCTGTACGGTGGGACAGTCTTCTGGTCCTACTTCTTTATCCTCTGAGTTAACTGAGTCGCATGCTACGAGGCCACAAATGGAAAGGATGAGCAATAACTTTTTCATAACAAGTAATTTTATTATAAATAGCACTGCTTTACCTCTTTATCTACGGTGATCGGTTAAAATCGCATGAATAGACTTATATGTCATATTGATGACAATTGCAGCTCCAAGACCAAGTACGAATGGAACTTCTGATAGATCAAAGACAACAAGTCCAGCCGCTGTGTAGATTGCTGTAAAGATCAAATCAACGAATACCCCTCCTAGAGCCATCTGCATACCCTCTTTGGGCTTCTTCTGGCTATAGATAATAATTACTGCGTTAATTGGTACGAGAAAAAAGAGCAGTCCTACCCCTACGAAAAAACTCATTGATCACTCCATGTAGATTTATCTTGGTTTACATACCAGATAGCCCAGATACTGATACCTGCGGCGAAGATAATTGCTCCTACTATGATTGCTGCGTACATTTAATATTCTAAAGCTTTTGAAATGATTGGAAATTGTTCTTTGAAGATAGCTTTTATTGCTTTGGCTACCTCTTGAATTTCTTTTTGAGCATGACCATCGTCTCTTAGCTCGAGAAAATGAATCCAAGAACGAATAGATCCGGTCATATGAATTTTTGTTTTGGTGGCAAGTGGAAGAACAAAACGGGCTGTCTCTCTTGCTACACCTGATGCGATTAATGCGCTGTATAATTCTGAGGCTGCACCGAAATGTAGCTTAACCATTTCGTCAATAATCTGTTCCCTCTCGGGATCAAAACGGGTAGTAGAAGACTGCCGGTTATCTTCGGCCTGCTTTCTAAACTCGATTGGCTCAAAAATATCTTTTAGAAGATTAACATCTTGATACCTCTGAGAGAATTCCTGAAATGTAAAAGAACGATGGCGGATCAGCTGAATGCCGATAGCTTTTGAGGTGTCAATCTCTACGGTCATATAGGAATGCTCAAATGGAGACCAATGTCGATGTTTGATCAGATAGTTTAGAAGCCCTTCCGGCTGTCCTCTTTTATCTTCTCTTTTCGATGATACTCGAGCAACCTCCACAATATGTTCTTCCGCCTGTGGAGTGGTGGCCATAAGCTTTACGTTCATACTAATTCCTCCCAAATTCCTACTAACTCGCTTAGTACTAGTACACCGGCACCGATAACTAAATCAAACGGAAGGAGGACGTATGCAACAATCCTCACTCCCGATTTGATAAAGCTAACAATCTGGTGCCATTTCTGATTCGGCATTTTCTCCAGATTCTTATCCTGCATATCCTGCTAGCACCTCCTCTGCATGAGCTTTGGCTACTTCCCAAGAGACCGGACCAGTTTCGTCTTCGTACTGTACCGGGTCTGGGCGTCCAAGTTTAATAAAAGCTTCGATGCGTTCTACCGAAGAAGCCGACTTATAGTCAGAGTTTCCGGATGGGAACGGCTTATAGGAAGTGTTAGTCAGAGAATATACCGTATCGAAATCTAATCCAAGATTTTCACAGCATGCTAGACCATCTTCCAGAATGGTAAACTTATCTCCATCAAGGTAGGGAGTAGAATACGTTACCTTGTCTGAATCCCAGTTTCCGACCAGGAAGGCTTCGTAATCTGCATCTCTAAACTCTTGACGGCAGTCTGGATAGATTGCATGGTCTCCGGCATGAATACCGAGTGCGATTTCAACCGGACAATCCCATTCGTTTGCAATCGAAAGAGCTACGGACTGGATGATAGAAGAGAAGATCTTATTCCGGTTCGGTACAACCGTTGCCTTCATATTGTCTTCGGCGTAATGCCCTTCAGGTACATCTTCTCCGCCAGAGACTAGATTAGAATTTAAAAGATCAGATAGCCCATCCAGCTTGATAATCTGATGCTTAATTGGATAGAACATTCTCTTACCGGGATTCTGCTCTAATGCATGTCCATTCAGGTAACGTACAAGATCGGAAGCTCGGTTTAGTTCTACTCTATGTTTCTGTCCGTAATCAAAGGATAGGGCTGTTACGTCATATCCTGCGTTAAGGAGGTGTAAGAGTAGGGTGGAGGAGTCCATCCCTCCGCTAAGACTTAGTACTGCTTTTTTTGGAAATAAATCGGCTTGCATTTGTTTAACCGTTGGTGAGTCAGTATTGTGATATTGCATAGACTCCTAATGCATATGAGAATGTACGAACGTTACTGTAAAGATTCAACTGCATCTACAAGATCAGACTTTTTCATGGGTCCGATTACGGTTGCGTATGTTTCCATATTTTCTTTGAGAAATACTGTGGTAGGAATGCTTTTAATTCCGTACTTCTCCGATAGCCCTTCAGTGTCTTCATCTATATCGATAGTTTCAAAAACTACTCCGGTATCGGACATTTGCTTTTGAACTTCGTCAAAAACTGGTTTATAAATTCGGCATGGTCCGCACCATGAGGCTGTAAATCTAAGTACTTTCATATTTTTTATTCTCTTATTCCGATGAATGTGTATGTGGCTCCGACTCCCAAGAGAGGGGCAAAGCCGTCTAAGGTGTAACCATATCCTCCGAATAAGCCTAGACCTAGACGAGGTTTTTTAGCACGGTGTGCATTTTTAATATTGTAGGGCGGTCCTTGAATATCTGTGATCCGAACGTTAGGGTACATCGAGAATACCCCTACCTTGAGGGTATGATCTGTAATATTGATATCTGTAGCAACGTTTAGGTTCACACTTGCTTCAGAAAACTCGAAATCAAAGTCTTTCGGAACATCTAAATCGTAATCCCACCTAAATTTTGTAATTCCTTTAACTCGAAGTGCTCCTTGACGATCCGTATCTACAAGCGTGAATGGAATTTCATGAAACTTATCTGCATCCGCTCCACCAACCGTAACCCGGACTGTGTCTCGAACAATGACAGTATCTCGTTTAACGACTACTTTAGGGGGTAGGTAAACTACTCTAGGCTTTTTTAAGCTGAGTTCATTATACCTCAGTTCGGCTACGACCAGAGAATCTTCTAACTCTACGACATAATCTTCAAAAAGCCTTTCGACCTCTTTAGCTTCGTCAAGTTGAGCGTTCAAGTCGGTGATTTCTGTATTTCGATCTTGAATAGTAGTATAGGCGTAGAACGGTATAACTATTAATGCAATACCTAGAATAAACGCTGCAAATTTTTTCATAACCTTAGAATATCAGTTTATCTACTTCTGTAAAACTTTCGTCTACCGTTTTCTTAATTAAGTTTAGAAGGATTGAGTTTGCAAAATCTTCCTCACTCTCTATCATAGAGTAGAAATTAGACCTTACAGATTTGGTAATCAAGGACCGCTGGTTTAAATTTTGTGTAAAATCATTCTTATGATCTACAAAAGTTATCTCCATGGTAAGAGCTACGTCTTCGTTCCTTGCTTTAAATATAGCAAAAGAAAGTCCGGTATCAAACCGTTCGTAGGAAATAAATTTTGGATATACATGAACATCAGCCTCAGAAGGATCGCTTACAATGCGTACGTTAGGAATATCTTGAACGTATTCTTCTAGAAGTATCTGGGTAGTTCTAGATACTAGAGCGTTACTGAAGATTGCTTCATCACTTTCATTGGTTGCAGGATGAACAAAGATAGAAATTATAGAGAGAAGGATAGCTAACATTAGAATAAGTATTTAGCTCCCAGTAGAACACCCGGAGATGTAAATTCTCTACTATCTGTGCGGTAGTTTATACTGGCAGCAAGGTTTAAGCCAAAGGTTGGTGATAACTTCCATGTAAACGATAGGTTTGGATTTACCTTAACATGATCTTCAAACCAGTAACTTAACTTAAAAACCTTCACATAATAAATATAAGATAGAACTAGTGTAGAATTGATTGAAAAGTATGGATTTGAATACAGTTTATTAGACACGCCTACAATAAGAGACGTGTCCTGAAACCTGTAGTTATTCAAGATCCCAAAAGTAACTGAGTTAAATGCAAAGCCGCTCAGCTTTCTAGTCTTGTAGTATACGCCGTTAAACAAATTACCTAGAAAATCACCCTCAATATACAGGCCTCCAAAGCTTTCTACTCGATTCCACTTCTCATTTAGCGGCTTCATTCTATAATACCCTAGAGCCGACTTCTGACTATTTCCAAAACTGGATAAAGCTCCGTACTTAAGACCTGTTTTGAGATTTTGAGTAGAGTATCCAGAACCAGCTCTAAACTCTGATGGAGAGAAGTAAGCTAAATCTGAGCTTAGTACTAGAAGAGGTGCTCCGAGTTCAACTTCTCCTGAATCAGCAATTCTTTTTGACGAAGAGGTTACTAACTCCTGTATTTCTGCACACGGGTAGTATTCATTCCAAAGCCTATTAACTTTATCCATCCAAGCAATATACGTACCGTCTTGCATTTCAAATCTGTTGAACGTCTCCGATTCACCAAAAAAGAAAACAGTAAAGGTGTCGTTTTTCTGCGACACCTCTACCTGAACAGTTCGATTCTGCTCAGTACAAATTTCTCTGTACCTGTACTTAAAAAAGGTCTGTCCGCTGGACGGACTACTCCATAGGACCAGTAATATAACAGTTAGAAGAAACCGCATTCATTTTACAACCAGCCTCTTCTCTGAGCTCTTCTTATAAGATTTACCGTTGCTGTCTCTAAAGACTTCTGGGTAGCCATACCTACGGTGGATTGGTCAAACTTCATATCCGGGTTGGTTAAGAAGCCTGTACCTTTCTGGGTAGATTGTCCCAGGCCAGAAGCAACAATGTATTCTCCATTTTCTACGCTAACGAGTCTGATCTGAAAGCCAACGTTTGTCGTGTTGGTAACTTCAGAGCTTAATCTCTCTACAGATTCGTTTGTAGAAGTGGAGAACTCATAAAGCTCAGCATATACGAAGAATTTAGGAAGTACGAGAGCACCGGTTTTGAGTTCGGTACCTGCAGCACCGATTCCGGCATCCGAAAGATCCCATTGATCGAGCATCTTGTTTAAGATTTCTTCTTTTTCTTCTGTATATCTGAAGAAGCCAGTCTCTTCGAAGTTTTCAAGAATACGGTTTGTAAGTCCAAGTCCGACTCTCTTCTCAGCTAGAGCTGGGTACTGATCTACGATCTCTTTTGTTACAGAAATGTTCATCACCTGAATCGGTGTTCTTTCTCCTGTATTGTAGTCTAGATCATAGATCGACTGCTGTTTTTCGTAATCTGCTTGATAATCTTCAACCTGCACTGTAGAAGCACAGCCTGTTAATAGAAACGGAATTAAGAGTAAAATAAGTTTTTTCATAGGTTTAGTTCTTTTTTCTACGTGCAAGTAATCTATCTTTAGCCGAAGGAGGTGGAGCTGGTTCTTCAACTACCTCTTCCTTCTTTTCTTCTTTAGCAGGCACCTCTACTACTCTCTCACGAATAATCTGAGGAGGTGGAGCTGTCTGGGTCTGAGTATTATTATTTTCGATTACGATTGTTGGCATAACGGGCTGTTGTACTACCTGTTCGGTTTGAGCAGGTTCGTCACCGCCGCCAATAAGGTTCTCAAACTGCGTAACGACTACGCCGCCGGCTGCCGTCAAAACAGTTGCAAGAACCCCAATTACGGTTTTTTTGAGGTCACTTCCTCCGTTTTCTTCTTCGCTCATTTTTCTATTTGATTAAGTGAATTGGTTGTGTGCTAACTGTTGAACCGGCAACCAGTCTAACAAAGTAAGTTCCGCTTACAAGATTGTCTGCGTCTAATCTTATTCTGTAGACATTTCCGGCCATAACAATACTATCGTAGAGAGTTTTCACTTCTCTACCCATGATATCATAAACCTTTACTGTAGCATATTCCGTATTTCCAGCCTCAATCTCTACCGTAGTAGTTGGATTGAATGGGTTCGGGTAGACACTACTAATTTTTATGCCCTCTGGAAGGGTATCGTCTCTTTCTGCATTCACGCCTGAAGCATTATTATTTGCAATAAAGACGGCTCCGTTTGCAGAAACCGGGATGTCGTCTCCGTTAATATCTCCCGCTGTGTTCTTAGATCCGAACTCTAGGGCAGACTGTTGGTCATTTCCTGCAAGTACCTGAAAGTATAATCTAATTAGAATTAAATCGTCGTTTGTAATAATAGGGAAGTTTCCGCCGCTACCATCCATCCCGCCGTAATCCAAAAATCCGTCACCAGGATTGAAATAAAGCATCCATGAGTTAGATAAGACGGGGGAGTCCGCCGACAGGAAAGTTAGAATATCTTTGTCGTACTCTAGTCTTAATCCGAATGAGCTAATATTCTGCTCTTTGGTATTAAAGTAAACTGGTACCTCGACAACTGCACCGGGAGCAGCTTCTGTATTAGGAACAAATACGGTAATACTATCCCCGTTAGCAAACATCGAGTTGCTCGAAGAACGCTTACCTCCTCCTGGAACCGAACCTCCTAGAGAAGTCTGGTTAACGTCTCCGAGAATGACTGTGTAGAAATCCTCCGTCATATCGCTCTGTCCGTTGTAATTGGCTAGAACGTATGTCCAGTTTGTCCCCTGAGGTTCGAATCCAAGAGGTCCAACCCCAAGAGCTGTGGTAGTTGTAGAGTCTGAGTCTAGGACGTATTTAACTGTTTCCGGTTTTACGATCATAAGATCTCTATATCCGCCCTGGCCTAGAGTAGACCAGTTGGTAAACCTGTTTGCATGATATGCATAGTTTGTATATGCATCGGCGATCGTAGATGTATGCGAGTGGTTAACGTCAGAGGCAAGAAGCTGTGTGGACGTGTACGTTGTTTTACCGTTTGCATATAGAAGCTGTTTGTATGAGTCTGTTGTTGAGAGAGCATTATCAGAATCGATGTCTTCTGTCTTAAATATAAAAGAGAACTCCGTAGTTCCGTCTACAAAGTAACCGTAGTAGTACTCATAGTATACCATCTCATAATATCCGGAAGTGTTTGTCTTAGTTGGATTACCTCCTAAAACTGTAGTAATATACGTACTTCCTTTATAAAGCTGATATTCTAAGTTTGTAATACCTTTTTCGGTAGCAATATCTTTAACGTATCCGTAATACTTTCTATGAGGAATATTGACAGCTCCGCCGTGAGATGTAGATCCAATTGAGATGTCGGCTCCTTGGGCGTTGGACCCAACAGGAGAGTAGGTACCAAAAGAAAAAGCCGTTATGTTAGCTTCATTACTGTACAGGAGGCTATTATGAATATTCTTGAATCTTAAACGAACGATAGAGGTATCCGGGAAGGATGTCGTGGTTGAAGCTCCTGTATATACTACACTGACAAGGACCTCATCGTTTGTGGTATCGTCGTTGTATGAAATTGTATAGCTTGATCCTATAAGATTTTCAACTTCGTATACGTTTTCAAAAGTATCTCCATCATACGAAATCTTAAACTGAACCGAGGTAACGTATCCGGTGTATGCCGAACCGTCAAAATAAACTTCTACTTTTGTAGTATCGTTGAACGGAGATGTATCGTATTCATCCGTTAGAACGACCCATGGCTTACTCTGGCCGTTTCCTGAGGTTTGAGCGAGTGCTCCAAGTGGTCCTAGGGTAAGCAGTAGGACAAGGGATAAAAATTTTTTCACGTTTGCTAATAGTCTATTAAGTGTAACAGGCTATAACTTTTTTAGCAAACCTTTAAGCGAAACTATCAGCTTATAAATAGAGTATATATTCCGACTAATTAGTTTTCTCTCCTTTCATGTCCTTCGTAGTACTGTATTCTATCATGTTTGATAGGCGAAGCTAGTAGTACTCCTCCTTTAATCTTTTTTCTAAACGTTTCTTGAAAGATATGGGACATCCAGGTCTGTTCAAACGGATGATCGAATCTAGTATCGATAAACATTTTTCTGTTACCCTCCTTAGACACAATCACAGGCCAGTTACAATAGTATACTTCTCCAACTGCATATCCAAGTCCTTCGTAATTCTCTATCCGATCAAACTTAGTTCTAGGAGCGTTTGGATCTGCGCCTGCTTCTGGTAGCTTGTCGTAATCTGGCCATATCAGGCTTCTAATGTTTTGAGGTACGTTATACCAACTGGTCTGGATGTTATTATCCCAGAAAAGTTCCGTAAATGACAATTTGAGAAAATCTAATCCTTCTTTTTCTATAATCGTATGAGCCTTACTGAATAGGTCTTCGATAAACATTCTGAATCCCATTCTGCAGAATTTCCCGCTTTGGTCTATACCGTTTACTGTCATATCGTCTTCAAAGAAGATCATATAATCAGCATCTGATTCGTTGAAATGATCTGCGGCGATTTGCCTGCCTCCACATATTCCCGTATTCTTTTCCTGCCCAAGGTACGTAAATCCTCTCGTTTTGCATATCTTCTCATTAGTTCTCTTAGCGTCTACTTCGTTAGAATTATCTATCACGTAAACATTGGATTTTTCGATCCAATCGGGAGTTTTGTCGAACGACTCTAAGACATGTTCTAGCTGTTCGGGAAAGTTGAACGTTAGTATGTAGGTACTTGTTTTAAGGTTGGTAAGGCTTTTTCTCTTTTTTGCGTACCTTTTACCAGTAGTCTCTATCTCGTGGTCTGAATCTCCTCTGTTTATTCCCTCTTTGGTAGCAACTGCAAGCCCGTTCTTTACATTTTCAAAAAAAGTAGATAAAAGGCCATTTTGGTCTATATCAAAATAATCAACCGTCGAACTATGTCGATAAACTAGTATAGAGAAAATAGATTCCTCCGTACCCATTAATCCTTCACTTAGAGATCTATTAAGATATCCATAGTAGAGATTATTTATTTCCTCTACCGTGTCTTTAGGGCCTCCAAAAAATCCTCCTCTGGCTACTCTTTTGACAGTTGCTCCAGCATACTCATTTAACTTATCGTACTCAAAACCATGTACCTCTTTATTAGCCTCGTACGGAAAACAAATGAAGGAAAACTTAGAGACTATGCTTGGTATTTTTTCAAGAACTTTATCGTGGGTAAAATACCCCGGATGCACTGTATTCGCTATACCGGCGTCAATCCAAAATAGGTACTCTGAGTTGAACTTTTCTAGAATTCTAGCATCGTTAAGAAGAAACATTTTCGACATAACAACCGGATTGTACATATCCAGTTGTGCCTGGGTTGAGTCTGGAAGCCAGGAAGCTTGATTATACCATTTAGGATCTGTTCTAATTTTTTGAATTCGGTCGTAGAAAGATTCCTTAAACCAGTCGAGTTTTCTGAGTATGAACTGAGTATTGTGGGGTACTCTTCTCTCTTCTACAAAACTCTTTAGGTGCTCATCTCCAAATATAATAAAATTACAATCTGTCTCTAGAAGCGAACTTAGACGGTTATAATACTGGTTACGAGAGCGTGCCCAATCTTTCGATAACTCACCTCTACCAATATCCCAAAAACCTGTTACCAGTGTAACTTTACTCATCGACGTTTACTTTGATAGATACAACTTCTCTTTTGCCCCACCCTTTAGATTTACTATGAGGCCACACAACCCAGCGGTCAGGAAGTTCACCTATGAACTCTCTGTAAATTGTGACGAACTCTCCAGATTTTTTAAGTAATCTGTTAATTTCTTTTTCATCAGCATCTTTTCGATATATGGGTGTGCCGTCTTCTTTTTCGAAAACGACTGCCCAGAAATCATAGTCATCCTCCGGAAAGATACTTTTATGGACATCTAAATAGTGGGCAAACCTCTTAAGGAAAGATGCATCGTATTCCTCTTCTGTTTCAAACGTAGGGTTAGGTGGATATTCGAACTCAAGAGTATGTTGCTGGACGCTTCGGTCTTTGAATCTTATCCCAGCATATCTTTCGTAATCCTGTATAGTTCGGTCTGTTCCGAGACCATACTTTTCTAGAGGAATAGGAGTACCTGTATCAACTCCTAAAAGTTCTCTCATTTTTTTATGGGTAGCTTTATTTTTTTCTACCCATTCATTATCGTCCCAGTGCTTAGTTCTACCTTCTCTGGTGTATTCATGCCAGGCAATAATCTTATGTGGATGGTAGATATCGTATCCGTGCGTATACGATCTAAGCGCTAGAGAAATTTCCTCGCCGTGGAAGTAGTATTCAGGATCATGAGGCACTTCTCTGCAATGAGTTCCGGATGTAAACGTAAAATGAGCTGAGTAAAATCTCCCAGGAACAGGCTTATCTATTTCGTCCCACTCTTCAATAGTGCCAGGTCTGAAAAATACTACCCCTTCTGGGGTAAATCTATCGAAATGCATCTTCCAAGGATGTTCGGATCTTCCTAGAGGGTCATTTTTAGGATCGTAAGAAGGGATATAGGCAGTAAGAAGTGGTTTTTCAACACCATCTTTTCGTAGACCTTCGTACATATTAATTAATTCAGTATCCCAACCTTGGATAAATCTATGGTGAGAATCCAGCTGTAGAGTGTATTTCTGACCTCTGTACTGCTGTTGAATTAAATTGCGGGCCCAGCAGGCACCCTCTGATTCAGAGTAGGGAATATCTAAAATAATCACTCTTTCATCATTAACATATTCATCTAACGTATCCCATTTGTCGTCAGAAGAGTGCTGCCAGGCCACGCAAACTTTAAGATTGTCAGGTTTATCTGCTTTCTCAAACAGATCTTTTAGAGTTGGCCTGAGTTCAGGGTCTCTATAACTGGCAATCTGTACAAATATTTTACTCATAAAAACAGTTTATAGAATGAATCGCTACCTGGGGGTGCTCCAAGATGGTTAGGTTCATCAGGCTCATCGTGACTCCAGTAATTGAAAGGTAGATATCCCTGATCAGAGAAATTATCCACAAACACTCCAGAAAGTACTTCTTCTTCTAAAGATAAGACATCTTCATCAAATAGGCAATCTACAACTTTATTAACTTTTTCACAAAATTCAACTACAGTTTTTTTCCTACCACCGAACAATCCTCCAACAATATGAGTTACCTTTTCCTTATCGAAAAAATTCGTCAGCTCCGCTGGGCGATGGTACCAGCCATCTAATCCTAGAAATGTTAAATCTTTAGAAGTTTTTTTTAAAAGTTTAGGAAAGAAATCAGGGTTACTGATAGAGCTTTTATTCTGTGGCCATAATCTGGTCTCATCTGGTTTAGTATGGAGTTCCATTCCTCCAAGACTATATGGAATAAGTCCGTGATGAAATAGTCCCCCATCTACCCAGTAGAAGTACTCTGTGTCAAAAAGCCCTTCTTTAATAGTACGGTCTAAAAACTGTGTCTTAGAAAGACAGATATGATGGTTCCTGTCGTTACGTATATACGGTACACCTTCTATTAAACCTTTCTTATCTATAATGCCTTGTTTTTCTTTAAGGTTGTAAATACTATTAGAATGCCTATATGTGTTAAGATCGTGTATGATTATTTTATAATTTGTAAAATCATGTATCTTAAAATATTCTTGAAGTTGTTCACCTGTATGTTTCTCCGTAAATACAACAATATTAGAATTTAAAAAGAGTAGGTTGGTAAACGGTGCCAGATAGTGGTCCCAACTGTAACCTCTTCCTCCAATCCTAGAATAGGGAGAACAGTTATACAAACAAGTGACTATAGTTGTGTTCTTAGTCATATAAAAAAGAAGTACCTATTAAACTACTTCACATCCATCGGCTGCACAGGCAAGCTCTCCAGACAAATCTGTATTGTCTGTAAGTTCGACGATCTTGGTTAGATCTACAGCCTTGAGATGTGTAATTAGCTCATCGTATGTTTCTTTATCCGTATCTTCGAATGGAGCCTGTTTGTAAGTTCCACCGTGATAGGGAAGTACTGAGAGTCCGTTGAAGGTTTCTCTGTTCTCCCAAATCCATTTTCCGACCAAATCCCATTCGTCATCTTTAACCGAAATGGTTGCAGAAACATTATGGGTATTTTGACCGTCGATGTGTCCGGGACGGACCCACTCTGTATTCCATCTCTTAACTCTTTCGAGGAAGTCTACGACTTCTTCTGTACGAAGAATGGAACCCTCTGGTGCTTTCTGCGGAATAGAAATAACGGCCTGATCGTGCGGGCGGAAGAATTCATCTTCTACAAGCTCCGGATGGTTATCGGCCAGGTACTGGTAGATCGATTCGTTCTTTCCAACTCTAATTCTACGGATGTAGTAGTCGTTATGCCATGCATGAATACCTGAGGAGCTACCGAGAACAAGGCTAGATGTACCGGACGGCTTAACCGTAGTAGTACGTGCTGCAGGATTAATCTCTACAATCTCTGCAATTCTCTGATTCTCTTCTTTTACATGCTCGGCTGCTTCTGTAAGGTCAAGATCGGCACATTTATTTGAACCAATACCGGTCATACCTACTCCGATGAGAGCATCCTTTTCTGTAGTTCTCTTCCAAATGTTTCTCAGGTAGTGGAAGTCTGTATAGGTAGCCTGAAGTGTTCCGATGAATGCTGCAGCTCTTGCTCTTGCATTTAGATCTTCCTGATCAACGACTGTAGAAGCATTGATCTCTGTTAGGTTACAAAACTGGTAAGGGCGAAGTCCGATCTCACAGCATGGGTTTGTACCCCAATCTTTATCGTATGAGAAGTAGAGACCGGGTTCTCCCGAACCACTATTTTTAACTTTCTCCCAAATCTCTAAGAATCTTTCGTGAGTGATCTTATGACGAAGGATAACAGCGGAGTTATTTGATCTTCCTCTCTGAGCGTTTGTCTCCCACCAGTTTCCAAACTTGCAGGTGAGCATATCTTCATCATCGATGGAGAATAAAGAAATGAGAGCAGCGCGGCGGATCCCTCCGGCTAAGACTGCGTCCGCAATGTAGCAGACGATATCGTGTACCTCTAGGGTTGTTAGTTTATCTCCTACCTCTTTAGCATCCAGTACACTTTTTATATTGTGGATACAGTCTTTGAGGGGCTGTGGACCGGGGGCTTTTCCGCCGCTTGTTACCAGAATCGCACCTTTTGGGCGAATATCAGAGAAGTCAAAGAGGGGAGTCGACTTGCCTTCAAAGTAAGCACGGAACAATACTTTGATTGCATCGGCCCAGCCTTCGATAGAATCTCCGATCAAGAAGCGTCTAGTCCTGTCTAGAGGCTTTCTGATTACTGGTAGCTGCTCTACATGATGCTTCTGGACGGAGTACCCTACTCCTGTTCCGCCAAGAAGCAAAAACATAATCTCAGGAAATACATCAATATGATCGATGGGTGCATACGCACAATTATATACTCTGTTCGGAGAAATTTCAATCGGCTTGCCGCCAAACTGAAGAGATCTCATTGAGGGTAGCACTTTCTTATCGTATACAAACTTGTATACTTCTTCGATCTCATCCTTGAGCTGTGGATGAGTATTTTGGTGCATTTCTTTATTTCGCGTAACAAGTTCATTCCAGTCTTCTCTGCGCTGCAGGTATGGGTTGTACTTTGCGTACTTCATGTAGACTGTGATGTCCGATAAGATCTGGCTGCTAATTTCCATTTAGTATAGTATTATTAAGGTTGCAAATGCTTGATTGGGTTTAATAAATAGAATATATATCTAACCTTGAGCCTGTTCTAGAGAGAAAAATTTTCGTGCTACTTCCTGGTATGGTTTTTCCTCTTTATTCAAGAGATTATCCATATCCATCTCACCTAGAAGGTTAATATGCCCATTGTTTGTATCCATCTCAAGGTCGTATGTCATACCGTCCATGCCGTATCGATTTTTCATAACATGCATGCGGCCTGTTCCCAGAACCTTGTCTTCTTTCTTTCTTGAAAGAGATAGACAGATATCAGCAACCATCATCTTATCGTATGATCCTGCCGCCTTGTCGCCCTCGATCACATCGTCCTTAGCACCCATACGGTTAACCTGGGAAGGTGTTAGGACTGGTATTTTTAATTCTTTGGCGAGACCTTTAGTTGCGATAAACACATCATCGATCTCATCCTTGCGTTCGGAAAACTTTCTATTTTTAGAAGGAGCTCTCAGGTAATCTACATAGTCGATAATAATCATATCTGGCTTATGTTCCATGTCAACACATTTTTGAACGTGAGCCTTGATAGTGCTGATACCTGCAGATTTAGGAGCATACTCTTTTACGATCAAGCTACCTTTAAGATTGTCTACCTGATAATGAACTTCATCTCGATGTTTATTCACAATATCAATACTATGTCCGGTAAAGTAGCAGTCAAAGCGCTTTCCAACGTAGTCTTCTCCTAGCTCTAGAGTATAGTAGTTCACCTTGAACCCTAGCTTGACCGCATGAGCTGCTGCTGCAACCATGAGCCAGGACTTGCCTGCGCCTGGGTTACCGAACATAATAATGAGGTCTCCAGGTCCCCAACCACCTTGGGTTGCTTTATTGACCAAAGGCCAAGGAGACGGTACAGCTGGACGGTAGTCCACTCTATATCGAGACTCAATATCTTTATTATATTCGTGGCCGATATTTTTATCCATACCGGCTTTCATAGCAGATTCAATACGGGACCGGATAGAATCGTAATCTCCTGCATTGAGAAGCTCGGCACTCTCCAAAAGAGCTTGCTTAAGTTCCTGATTCTTGCAGAAGGTAGTAAACTCTTCTTCAACATACTCTAGATCATCCTGAGATGCTTGGTAGGAGTTGCGTAACTCTTCTTTGACGGCTACTTGAAGTACCTCGTTTTCGATCTTTTGAAGTTCTACCTTGAGAACGTCCATGGTGATCGTAGTATGGTATTTATCAAAGTAGGCGTTTACCTGCTCAATAATCCATTTATGTGAATCGGAATCGAAATAATCTGGTCTGAGTACATCTCTTACGTTGAGCAAAAAGCCTTTGTCCGTAAGAAGAGCACCTAATACTTTTATCTGAAAACCTTTTCCGTACTGCGTTAATTTTTGCAGAGCTGCCATTTATTTATCCTTTGTTCATAACTTTTAATTTAAAACCTTATATTGCGTATCTCCAACCAAATCCCCCAGATGTTTTACACTTTCCGGAAAGTACTGCTTGAATAGCATGTGGATTATAACCATCGTTCCTAGTGTCAATAATCATCTCATAACGTTTAAGTACCTGTCCTGTAGTCTTATCAAGTTTTTCAATAGCCTTTCGATTATAGGTACGTGGTACTCCTTTTCTGACCGCTGATAGAGCCTTTTTGTGGGTGTCGGAAAAAGATTTACCTTTCAAGGCACTTGAGATCTTAATCTTAGTAAGTTCCGAATGAGAGCAGTCTTTTTTTGAAAGCCGTTCTTTCTGTATGTCCGAGAGAAGTTCGCGAGTTTGTTGTGTATGTTTCTTACCTATAGAACTACGTCTTATTTTATCTCGATGCTCTTTTGATAGCGGCTTTCCCTGTCTGCATGGAGTAATAGTGTCGATAATATTATAGAAATTATCATCTGATTTGCATTGTAGTTTTTTTAACCAAAATACCTCTCGATTATTAAGTTCGTCAAGATTAGAGCAGTATTCGATAATTTCCTTTTCAAAGTTATTCTTACCGTATTTTTTTATTGCCGCTTTCAAATATTTTCCAGAACCCAAATACGATTCTCTATTTTTGCTATCTTTTCCTAAATACTTTTTTCCGTTTACTAGGTTAGTTGTTATGTAAATGACCATATTTTTACTAATATATAGTCACTGTCTTAATTTCTGTAGGGTCATTTATAACTCTCTTGCTCTAAAACCTGTTAATGGTCGGAAGGTCTCTAACCAAGCTTCCGTATTCTTGGTTATGCCTTCAATTTTATCGTTATCTAAATAATGTAAGAAAGTACCTGTCTGTAGTCTCGGTGCAGGCTCTTTCAATACATCTAATATAATGTCTAATTCCCTATCGTCCAACGTCGACTCCTGAATATTCATCAACTCATAGTTGGTTTTTACTTTATCCCAATCGTAGATAATTTTAGCAAAGATCTTTTTACCTTCAATGTTCTCTTCGCAAACATCGTAGATATAGTCTAAAGTGATTCCAGGTTGTTCTACGATCAAAGGAAACTCTTTGAGGAGAGTTTTAATTCCTAGACCTTTTACGCCTGCCAGGTTATCTGAGTTATCCCCAAGAAGTGCTTTTGCTATAAGATAATTCGAAGGGGGCATCTTAAGCTCTTCTTCAATATTATCTCTAGTAAAAACTTTCTTCTTAACCGGAGCATAAACTTCGATGTTAGGGTCGATTATCTGTAGAAAGTCTTTATCCGAAGAAACGATAGTTGATTTTTTTCCGTATCTCGATGCATTGATCGCTATAACAGAAATAATATCATCTGCTTCTAATTTGTCCATCATTATCATATGGACTGGAAGACATTCTAGATAATCTATTAGGCGGTTGAGCTGGGCTGTAATCGATTCGCTTTCTTCTTTTTTGGTATCGAACAGGCCCCAGTTTGTAATCTTAGTATGTTCTCGCTGTGCTTTGTATTCCGGATTTATATTTTTCCGGTTCATACTTCCGCCCAGTCCGTCGAATACGCAGATTACTTTTGTAGGATCGAACGTACGTACAAGGTAGCCTAACGACCTAAGGAACCCCACAAGGCCACCGATATGGTGGCCCTGCGGAGTCATGGTCTTAAGTATAGAAAAGCTACGGATGAGTGTATTCATCGAGTCGATGATCAAGAGATGATCATTCTCTCCTCTAGGAGGACGCTCCTCTATTTTGTTTAGGATGTTATCGTACTTACTCGCCATTGGTCAGTCCTATATCTCTAAAATCTTCCTCTAAGTCCCCTTCCTCAATGAGATCAAAATCGACTGAGCCTAGTAGCGATAGCCACGTATCCTTATGTTGGTCCTTGTACTTATCAATAGCTTTCTTATCGTCCGGAATAAACCCGTGAGTTGTCATAACGATACGTCCTCTGGTAGTCACACCGCTGATATGGTTCTTTTCTACCTGAATATTCGTACGTTTTGCAAACTCTACCTGCTTTCCGTTCTTGATAGCCTTGATCTTAGACGTACCCGGATTGGTAATATTACCGAAGGTTACTACTAAAGTGGCATCATACCACATAGACATACCTCCCTTATTGAGAATCTTGGGCTGTCCCATAGGAGATTCAGGCTTCATAGTCCAAACTTTGTTGATCGCAACAAGAGTATTGGTATACTTAGAAGAAGCCTTTCTCGATAGTAGAATCTTCTGATTAAGGTTATTGCCAAACTGGGTAGACATAGCACCTGCGTTCCATTCGTTATTGTTCTTGTTAGAACGAACGGATAGCTCACACGGCACCGAGCCAATACTATCCCAGAAGAAACATAGATCGTAAGGTAGATTGCCTTTGTTCTGCTCATCGATAAGATCGGCAATGAATACTGCTACATCTTCAATCGTATTCAGAGAACCACGATCTGCGTATAAGAAGAATCCTTGATAGTCTTCTATTTCACCACTATCGCCTCTAACCTCTTCGAACTGGAGACCCATCTCCCGGGCATGTTCCCAAGACCATTTCATCTCTGTGATGATGAAGACCGGTAGAATGCCCATCTTCTGGGTGCTTACAGCTGCTTCGATGAGTGCTGTAGTCTTTCCGGTATCACTATGCCCCCGAAGGAGTGTGATATGGCCTGTAGGAATGCCTGGAATAGATGTGATCTCCTGGAATGCTTCCGATAGAGGAATCCATCCTTGATCTTTGAACTTTACAGACGTACTGGCAAAACCTTTCTTTTTCTTGAATGCGCCAAGATTGAAGTTACCCTTGACGATATCTTCAGCCTTAGCTTTAGTTTTTGATTTAGCCATTAATCGTTAAAGAGTTCATCGAATTTAGAGACAGGGTCGGACTTTACTGCAGACTTATTCTCAAGAGAGAAGTCAGTGCTTTCTTTTTTCTCCCAAGAAAACTTTCCAGTCTCTCTAAAGTTCTTATCCTCTGCATCCGAAGATGTAGATTCAGTAGCTTGAGGAGCCGGGGTTGTCTCTTCTTCGTCCGAGGTACCGTTTACGTAGTTATGAAGCTGTCTTTTGATAAAGTCGTAATCGTACTGGGAGAACGATGTTTTAGGTTCTGGCTGTTCTTTAAGCCATGTCTCTACCAAATTATTATCACTATGCAGCTCTGTCATCTTAGGTTTAATACGAACTGTAGTTACTGGGTAGGGATTACCTTCCGTAACTTCAACTACCATATCGAAACCGTTTACTACGTCTGTGTAGTCTCCGATGTCTTCGTCTTCGGCAAGCGATAGAAGTGCTTTGTAAACGGTCTTACTAAAGCCCCAAAGACGAACACCTTTGTCTTCCTCACCACGTACCACAACGGGT